AGCTATACAAGAATTATCAACTAAGAATACAGAATTAAGTGAAAAAATAAGTATATTAGAAAATAAACAATAAACAATAAACAATAAACAATAAACAATAAACAATAAACAATAAACAATAAACAATAAACAATAAACAATAAACAATACATATAAAATCCATAATTTTAAAAAAGGTATAATAGAATATAGAAGTATATGTCTAACTCTCCAACGAATCCTTCCATCGAGTCTTTTTTAAATAAAGTAACTTTAGATTGTTTGATAAATAAAGATCAATATAATAAATATGTATCAAACACCATCATAAAATCCATCAATCGTAAGGATAAAAAATTCTACCGAAAAAGAATATATAATCTAGCAAAAGAACTGTTACTTTCAAACGAAGAACCGCAAAATCTAATGCCAGACGTTAAACACGCGTTTGATAATTTTGTAAACAGTTGTATACATTATTTTAAAATAATTGATAGAAATGATATAAACCAAGAAGAATACAAATTATTAACAACTACATTAAATAATATACCAGAATTAGAAGTAGATGATAATATTCAAAATAAAGAAGACGCTGATAAACTATTAATGCGTTCTATAAAAATAGAGGCACCTTCTTTAGATCAATTTGTAAAAATAAAATACACCAAAAGGCCAGAAGACATGTTTTTACCAAAACAAAAAGAGATCGATTTAAAAGATCCTGCTCTAAAAATAAAGGGAATTTTAAAATCTGGAAAAAAGAAAAATATCACTAATAAATATGATGAAAAAAATAATAAAAACGAGAAAAACAAGAAAAACGAGAAAAATGAAGAAACAAAAGAGGAGTCCTCGACATAAAACGATAAAAATGAAAACAAGAAAACAAATAGGCTCATCAACTAGTAAAAAAGCTATCTCTATCACTATCCCTTTAGAAAAGGTAAATTGTAGTCCAAAGGATAAAAAAGAAATGACAGATTTTAGTTGTTATACAGCAAAATCCCTATACAAATTACGAGATTTATGGAATGCCAGACACCCAGACGTAAAAATAGAATCAAATGATCCAAAAGAAATACATAAACTATTAACCGGATATTTAAGCGATGTTTGTAGTAAAGAATCGTGTTGGTTAAGGCAAAAAGGCGCGTTTGGGCCTGTAAGTAGTGATATGGCCGATTCATTCGCCCCAGAATCACCAAAAGAATGGGCAAAAAATCCCAACGAATGGTTATCTAGTGTTGATATAATGAAAGTGATGAAACAATATGAAAAAGCCTACAAATGTTTCGATTTTATAGGTCCTTCCCCAATTGATTTCGACACTAGAAAATTGTATGGTGAATGTGTCTGGGACGAATTGTGTAATTTTAATTTAGCTGACCAAATAAAAAATGGGAAAACCAAAATTGGTATTATTTTTAATACAGATCCTCATAATAAGCCAGGGCAACATTGGATTTCAATGTTTATCAATATTAAAAAGAAGCACATATTTTTCTTTGATAGCACCGGTGATGGAGCGTCAAAGGAAATTATGACATTGGTAGATCGTGTAACCGAACAAGGGCAACAATTAAATCCAAAAATTCAATTTCAATTTGACAGTAATAAGGGTATAGAGCATCAATATGGAAATACCGAATGTGGTATATATTCACTCTTTTTTATTGTTCATATGCTGGAAGATAAAATGACGGAACATTATTTAAAAACGCATATTTTGAAGGACGAATATATGCAAAATTTCAGAAAAGTGTATTTTAATGATTCGCTATAAGTATATAAATATTACCTTATATACTTATATACTTTATAAGTAATGTCTACAGCCGATTTTTTAAAAAACGAAAATATAGAATTATTATGGGAAGTGTTAATCGATGAAGGCATTTTAAAGAATTATACCTCGGAAATAGTGGGGAAAATTCTACATGTTTTTAATAATAATATAAGTGGATTTTATGAAAACGAGAGAAAAAAGACAAATAATTTAATCGATTTAAATAAAAAATATGTGTTATTGATATTACAATTTATCAGTAAAAATTTTCCATTACAAAAGAATCCTTCGAATTATACTCATAATAAAATACAAATACACGAAGAAACCAAACCTATCGTTTCAAACGCAAAAGAACCAATTACTTTTGAAGAAATACAGAAAAATAAGATGAGCCAGTTTGAAAAAGATTTGAATCTTAGACAACAAGAGTTTACTAGCGCAATGTCAATTCCAGTTCCAGCTAAACCAGACTTTAATGACAATTTAAATGAAGGGCCTATAGGTGAATTAGATGAAGTAATTAAAAAAATGACTGCTCAGCGTAATTATGACATTGAGCAAATAAATAGAAACAACCAAAATAAAAATATGGAGTCGGATACTTGGTTAAAACCTACGGAAACATCTATAAAAAATGAAAAATTGAACCCTCCATCTTATAATCAAAATCAAAATCAAAATCAAAATCAAAATCAAAATCAAAATCAAAATCAAAAACAACAGTCTAGTCAAAAACAAAATCAAAATAATAACCAGTTTAAACATATAAAAATAGAAAATCTACATCTAGATAGTAGTGTATATAAAAACCAAATTGTGGATTTAAGTAAACTAGATCAACCAAGCCCAAAAAAACAAATATCATGGTCCGACGATCAAGATACCGCATTAGAAAATAGTATTTTTAAAAAATTAAAAAAAGTAGAACCCTCCGATAATACACATATAAATGAAAATCAAATAACAATACTCCAAGAAGAAGTGAAACAATTAAATCAAAAAGTCGAAACTATTAATAATAATATTACTACTATATTGAGCTTATTAGAGAAAAAGACTAGCGACAGTATGACGTAGAGGAGTGTAAAACAAAAGTGTAAAATAAAGTTTTTTTTCTATTGTATGTGTAAATGCACTGGACGGATATGGATCATTCGTTTTGTGAAGAACATCTATTAGGGCTTCCAGAATACTACAATTCTATATCTTCTTTATTTATTATTTATTTCGGTATATATGGTCTAATGAATTTACATAATGATTTATTCACAGATATATTATTTGCGAGTTTGGCTATTGTAGGAGTGGGTTCTACAGGGTATCATTGGTATGGAAATATAGGGTGGGCATTATTTGATGAAATGCCGATGATTATTACTGTTTTTTCCGGCATTATTTATGCGGATAATGTGTATTTATTAACATATAACAAAAAATATAACAAGGAAGATAGCAATGGCAATCTTGATCTACGTTTAAAAAACGAGAGAAAATGGAATACGACTCAATTATATAACAAAAAAGGAAGATTGTTGATATATTTAGTTGGTATGTATATATTCATGATATGTAACGTTATGTCAAATTATAGAATGATTTTTCCAGAATTATTCACATGTGTGGTATCATTTTTATATTATAAAATTTATAATTTAATATTATTATTAGAACCATCTTTTCAAAATCAAGTAAAATATAAGACGTATAATTCATTGCTTACGATTGTCATAAGTGGTATCATTTGGACATTTACTGAAATATCGTGTAAATATGTAAACTATCATATTTTATTATTAGGGCATCCAATGTGGCATTTTTTTATAGGACATGGATTTTATAATTTAATTCAAATCGTGTATTTTATAAAATTACATAATATAAATAACGATAAAATACAAAACGATAAAATACAAAACGATAAAATGATAAAATATAATAACATGTATTTACTGAAAATACAGGCATCTACAGATACAAATATTGAACTAATATAAGTAAAATATATTTTACACATGTAATATTAGAATGTATAGAGTGCCGAGTTTTGATACTATTTCGGATTATGGTTTAGATAGTTTAGATAATTCAAATAATTCAATATCCAATATAGATCTTTGTTCGATTTGTACGGTATCAATAAAACACAGAAGAGTCAGTTGTGCAAAATGTAAAATACAATGGTGTGTAAATTGTTATACAACGATGGTAATTAGATCAAATATGAAATGTCCAAATTGTATAATGCTTCAGCAACAGCTTCAGCAAGAGCAAGAGCAAGAGAAAGAGCAAGAGCAACAACTACATATTTACCTGTAACATTTATTTCTATCAAGACATAGAAATAAATCATAACTCCTTTAACTATCACTACGTAGAAAAACGAGTCTATATTTGTTTAAAAACCTGTTCTCCTTTTTCATTAATCTCCAATGTGCCAATTTGTAAAGGAATAATATCCGCATTTTTAACAGCTTCCTCGTAACTAACCTTATCATATATATTCAATAATTTCTTACTCATTCTACGATACACATAATCCACACCATTCAATTTAATGGGTTTACCCTCCCATTCTATTTTTGTTTTATTTGCTTGAACCGTAGTATCGTTTTGTTGTTCCGCATAATCAGGCACATACGAAAACTTATCATTCGTGGTATCACCAAAGTTCACACATTTTCCATTTGAATAAATATAACAATCAAATGCGGATTCCTTGATAGCATCCGTTAATTGAGAAGTTACATTTGATTTTATTTCAGATATTTCATAAAGATATTGATCACTAGTAATTGGTTGTTTCGGAATGCCCTTACTCAAATCCTTTCTCTTGAGTTCGATGGCGTCATCCGACTTTAATTGTTCCGGAGAAAAAATCATTAAATAAACAAACACTTCGACAGTTTGTAGGGCGAGAGGTAATGCTTTATGACTACAAATGCGTCTAGCACGTCCAATAACCTGTTCAAGACGAACTGGATGCCAATAGGGTTCCATAATGTGAACAAAACGCGTATTTCGCAAATTAATACCTTCCGACCCAGACGAAGTAATCATAAGGACCTTGATAATTTCGCCCATATTGTTATTATGCGAGATTTTCTTCAATTCGTCGGCAATATTTTCAGGAATTTGATCCCATTCCCCATTATAAATATGACGGATCATTTCTTTTTCCTCGGTAGTTTCTGTGCCAGTATACAAAGCATAAGTGGGTTTACCTTTATTGATTTCCGAAATATCAATTTCCCATACTCCAATACTATTTTTCTTAATTTTAAATCGAGTGAAGCCGTTCTTATCCAAAACTAAACTAAACACACCTACACCTTCGAGTGTTCTAAATTGACTATAAATTAAATGTAGTCCAACATATTCAGGATCCTTGATATTTTCAAGCATGTGTAAAAATTTGGGACTATATGTTTGTAAAGCCTCAGGTGTTAAAAAATCGTTTGAGTTTTCTTCGAGATGTTTTGCCGCTGCTGTCAATCTTTCTTGGTATGTTATGCCGCCGATTTTATCCAGAACCGCGTCGCCTTCAAATTCTCCTTCTTCCGCGTCAGTCATATCCTGTCTTCCCTCAACACGTCTGGCTTCTTTTAATAAATCCGCCAAATCTCCTTCACCCTCTTTATCCCCTTCCTTTCCTTCCTTCCCTTCTTTCCCTTCCTTCTCTTCTTTCCTTTCCTTAGGAATACCAATTGTTTTAGTCTTACCCTCTCTTTCAGGCACAGGCCTTTCAGGCATAACAAAATTACAAAATAAACGAGAAAATATGCGGTAAGTAGAGGACGGCTCATCAAATATATCCGTTTTTGCCGGAACCTTTTTCTTTGATTCTACCTTTCTCTCTTCTTTACGAGCGCTTTCATAAATTTTAAATTGAAAATTACTCATAGGAATTCGAACAATATGATAATCAACGCCCAATGTTTTATTATACCTTGGAAGCAAATTCTCCTGTGCACTTCTAAAATAAGACGATAACCCAATAATACGGCGTTTTAATGCGTCCACATTTTTAACCTTTCCAGTGGTTTCATCAATATATCGCGTATAAAATGCGGACAAATCATCCGGCAGCGCCTTTTTATTTCTAATTTCAATTCCGTCAGGTATTACTTCGATATCATTTCTTTTCAAAATACTGAATATTTTTCGTTCAAAATCATCATCGCTTACAAAATCCGATTCAATAATGGAATCGCCAGTCTCAGATCTTTTAACATTTGATACGCCTTGATACCCAGTATCCTTTTTAATTTTATTTTTGAACCCAAATGGGTTCCTAGTCACAGTTAATATTTTACTGGATGGCGAATAATCCAAATAATCTAGTGATTTCTCGCCCAATAGCATTTCTTTGAGAGCTTCTTTATCAATTTTGTTAGAGGTTTTCACATTTAAAGGTAATTTCCATGTTTTAATATACCCTCTCAAAATATTAAAAAGTATTCCAAATTCATTCGGATAATTGATAACAGGGGTACCTGATAATAGCACGATTCTCGCATTATTCGCACTTAACAAATATTCGTAAATCTTTGTGGACAAATTCAATGGCGCGTGTTCTTTCTCTCCTCTTTTGGACTCCTTGATTGGTTTTTCCTTTTTAATTTTATTGACGATTCTACTTATCAAATTATGCGCCTCATCAATAATAACCACCGCGTTATCAAATAGATTTTTCGTAAAACCGGAAGTCAGCTCTTCCAACCGTTTTAAACGCAAACCATTATAATTAATGAACGTATATTTACTTTGGATCATTTCGTTTAATTGATCATCCAATGTTTTTTTACTAATATCTGATAGATCATTATAATTCGTTTTTTTCTTTATGTTAATAAACCATGCACCGCGATGTCTGCGAATATATTCTAATGGTAGATTTAATATAGCCGACATGGGTTCCGCGGCTTCAGGATTCACGTCTGTGGATATCCATTCCCAATACTGGTTCTTTTTATACATTAAATCGCCAGCCTTTTTAAGTTCTTCTATATAGTTCGCACGTAAAGAGGCCGGTGTCATAATAATTACGCGTTTTGAATCTTTCATACCTTCCGCAATAGCAATAGAAGTGGCCGTCTTGCCAGAGCCTAAACCGTGATATAATAAAAGACCTCTGTATGGTGTGTAAAGATTCATATAATCTCGCACAATTTTTTGATGGGTTAAAAGGGAAAAATCGCCGTTTGTTTTTCCTATATCCTCGCAAGATATACTGTCTTTATTTTCTTGTAACTCGATACGATATGGCTCAAATATAGAATTAATAAAATTGACGAATATTTCTCTATCATTCATGTAATAACTAGAAACTTTGATATTGATAGGAGGAGATCTTTTAGGTAAGCGGTCATTTATATTCGTATCTCCAAACCTAACTACCGTTTCAGGTCCTAAAACAGCAATACCTTTTTCGATCTTTTTCGTTTTTCTTGCAACCACCTTTGGTGCCTTAATAGGGACTATTTCTTCTTCTTCTTCTTCGCCTTCTTTCTTTTCCTCAGCTCCTTCTTCCTCATCTTCTTCAATGATTAATAATTTTTTTACTGGGACCTTTTTAGCCTTTTTGACTATAGGTGGCGCTATTTCTGGAATCGGTTCTTCAGCGACGGCTGCCTTAACCATATTTTTCACAGAAACTTTTATTTGTTTACTCATAGTTAATTTATTTTTTAAAGCATTACGATCATAATTAAGTTGTGTTTCATCCACAATAATAGGTGCTTTTTTAACAGTTTTTTCTGCTATTTCTTCTTTTTCTTTTTCTTTTTCTTCTTCTTCTTTTTCGTCGACTTCTCCTTCTTCTAATTCTTCTACTTTTGCTACTTTGGCTACTTTTTTTGTAGGCAATGATTTTTCAATTTTCCCTTTTACAAGAACATCCACACGTTCTCTGTCATTGACAATTGGTTTAACCTTCATTTTTTGTTTTAATATTTCTAAAGGATTCATTACTTATATATTTTCAATATATAAATTTTTATAATTTTATGTATTGAGTATTGAAGATTTCTTTTATTCAGCGTTATTTAGATTAATATAACCCAACGCTTCATTACACGCAATTTGTTCTGCCTTACGTTTAATTTTATGTTGTCCTTCTCCCATAAATAAAAATATCTTACCTTTTTCAGCAATAACATCCTGTACAGCTTTAAAATTTTTGAATCGAGAAATATGCGTTGAATTACACGGTAATAAATTATGAATTTGTTGCCCTAAACATAAATATACGCCCATTTTATATCCTAAATCCATGTCATGTTCAATCTCCAAATAATGCGGTGTAACCTTGAATTCTTTTTGAATTTTAACTTGTAAAATATTTTTATAATTGTCATCATTTTGAATTAATTCAACCCAATCAATATGTTTTTCAAAAACACTCTCAATAAACTTCTGCGCCATTTGAAACCCAGGTCCAGTAACAAATATATCGGTAAACCAGTTACCCTCATCTTTTATAGAAACTTTATTGAAATCTAAAAAGAGCGCCCCTAAAAAGGACTCAAATAGGCATCCGAGTTTCTTCAAATTCGTGCGGATTTTCTTTTCCTCCGCATGTTTCGATAAAATTAACCATTTATGTAAGCCCATTTCCAACGCAATTCGTCCAATAGCCTCGTTTTTAACAATGGCGATTTTTTTCTCTGTCATAAACCCTTCATTTTCCTTTGGAAAACGCCTATAAAGATAATATTTAGTCACTAGTTCTACCACGCCGTCTCCCAAAAATTCCAACCGTTCGTTTGATTTGCTGCTTAATGGCATACAATCTGGCGGTCGTTCAACTATGGTAATATTTTGTTGGATGTTTTCAAAATTCGGCCTCTTGGTATAAGATCGGTGTACGAATGCTCTTTCATATAGAGCAATATTGTTAACGATGGGTGGCAGTCCATATTTAGTAAGAATAGATTGAACTTCGCTCAATGTAATCTTTTGGTTCAATGGATTATACGGATTAAATATTAATCCATCCTCGCCTCTGATGATATCATCGTCATAATTGATATTTTTAATGTCTGTCATTATATCTATTTTATATATTAATATGTAAAATGACTTTATATGTTTTATAAATATACATTATGGTTTTTATAAAGTAAATCATTCGAAACAACTTAGAAAAATGTGTGTATAGTATAGCAGTGGAATGCCTGTGGAGGTAAATGAAGAATGGCGAAATATAGAGAATTATTTGAATTATGAAATAAGTAATTTTGGAAAAGTTCGAAATAAAAATACAGGGAGAATACTAAAATATTGTAATAAAGCCGGTTATTGTGTTGTAGGTTTATCAAATATAAAAACGAATACTCATTTAGTTCATAGATTATTAGCAAAAACTTTTTTACCAAATCCTGAAAACAAACCACAAGTAAATCATATTGACAAAAATAGCTTGAATAACCATATTTCAAATTTAGAATGGAATACGTGTTTAGAAAATAATATACATAAAAGTAAGGGGGTTGCTCAAACTACTAATCAAAACATGCGTATTTATAGAATTGATATATCTAGTAATCAAATATTAGAAACATATAATTCAATCGAATTAGCTAGTAAATGGGTCTATGATAAAGGATTATCTACAAAATTGAATGCTGCCAACAGTTGTATTGGTAATGCGGTGCGAGGTGTAACTAATACCTCCTATGGGTATAAATGGGGTTTAGAAGAACAAACACATATACAAGATGAAATTTGGAAAGAGATTAAAATAGCCGATTTCAATTCTGAAAATTATTACATATCATCTTTAGGTAGATTTAAAAATAGCAAAGGAATTATTATGAAGGATTATAAACCTCATCATACTGGATATATTTATGTAAGAGTAAATCGTAAGAAATTTGGATTACATCGACTAGTAGCATTGACGTTTATTGATAATTTAGAAAATAAACCATTTGTAAATCATATAGATGGTAACAAGCTAAACAACTCTTTAGCCAATTTAGAATGGGTTACTTGTGCTGAAAATAATTTACATAATTATACAATTGGATTAAATAAGGGTAATACGCGAAAAATAATACAGTATGATTTAGAAATGAATGAAATTCAAAAATTTAATAAAATTAAAGATGCCTCAACACAATTAAATTTATCTTATACTTGCGTAAAAGCCGTATTAGTTGGAAAACAAAAAACAACTGGTGGATTTATATTTAAATATTTAGTTTGATTTATTGATTGTTAGATTGATTGATCAATTTAGAAAAAATAAAAATATTTTTGTAGTATATAAAATGGTGTATATGTCTGGTGGAAAAGCGGCTCGCAATCAAGCATCCATTGTAAATAGAACTAACACATGTGGTGGCCAAAAAAAGGCAGGTCTGGCTCCTCGTATTGGTTTTTTCATGCAAAGTAATCCTTCCCTTCGAAGAGCACCTCAAAGGTTGCCTCTTGTGTGTGTTCCTAACAGAACTATTCAAACACAATCTTATGGTTACCACGCTACTCACGGTGGAAACATGGGTTAAACATTTATATTTGTATGTCTAAAATTACAAAGTAAATAAGTATTTTCTCTCTAAAATGATTTAATAAGAAATTATTACATTATTAAATAGCAAATGTTTGTCAAGGTCGATATACGTGAACAAGAATTGATAACAAATATAAATCAGTTAATCGCAAATATTCCTCTATTCAAAGATATTAAGGTTGTTATAGAAACGTTACCGATCGGCGATATTATTATTTCAGAAGGGGACGACGATATTTTAATCATAGAGAGAAAATCAATAAACGACTTATCGGCGAGTATTAAGGATGGCCGATACGAAGAACAGTCGTATAGATTAAATGGATTAAATCATCCGAATCACAATATCATATATTTAATTGAAGGTGATGTGAACAAAATGAACCGGTTTAGAGATACTAAAATGGAAAAACTTACTTTATATTCTGCTATTTTCTCTCTGAATTATTACAAGGGTTTTTCCGTGATTAGATCATTTTCACTGGACGAATCGGCTATTTTTATTTGTAATACCGTAAATAAGCTAATCAAGGGAAAATCTGCTGATAAAAAGGCTTTTTATAGAAATCACATTATTCAACAACAACAACCAGAGCAACAACAATCTCAAGTTATAACAGAGTCAATTGTATTAAAAACGGAAGAACCTCCTTTAGAAAATGAACAGAACAACAACGATAATGATTATGTAGGTGTAATTAAAAAGGTTAAAAAAGAAAACATCACTCCTGATAATATCGGAGCAATTATGCTTTGCCAAATACCAGGCATAAGTTCAGTAACCGCGATAGCCATTATGGATCATTTTAAAACTATCCCACATTTACTAAAATCGGTAGAAGAGAATCAAACATGTCTACAAAATATTAGTTATACAAATACAAAGGGTCAATCAAGGAAAATTAATAAAACCTGTATAACAAATATTGTCAAATATTTACTGAAAAAATAAAAGTATAGTATATAAATGCAAAAGGAAATGATGAATTTATTTATATTTATTGGAATATGTTTTATAGCATATATATTATTTAGAAATCTAAATACGAATACTTTTAAAGAAGGGATGGATACACCAGCATCAACATCTTCTTCTTCTACCAGCGGTATTGCAGGAGGGGTTTCTACATATGCTGCTAATATAAAATCGCAAGTGATAACTATGCAAGATACTCTGTTAATTAATAAATATCGGTCTGACTATGAAACCGCTATTTTAAATATGGATGATTTGATAAACTGTTTAATGTTACAAACCGCATTATCGGTTGACCAATCAAACCCATTAGCAAAATTAACAGAACTTACAAAATTAGATGATGCCAAAAAAGCGTTAAATAGCGTAATGACTTTTGTAGATAAAAGTAAATAAATATTAAAAATAAAAATATTACACCTTTTAACATTTAAAACGCCTAATAAAAAAGAGGTTTTCCTCATTTTTATTTTTATTTTTATTTTTATTTTAATTAATTAAATTACATATCCCAATCAATAATCCACATTGTGCTACGAGAAATATCTCTCCAACTTCTTTGTTTCTCAATTTCTGCGTCAATTAAATCTTTAGGACATTGCTTTAAATACCACTTAGCACGAGGACCAGCCTTAATAATGACATTAGGTTTTTCGTTCATTTTATACGCAATTTCTAATATTCTCTCAAGACTTAGATTCTTATCTAATCCACTCTTACCTACACAACCTTCACCATTTGATGGGCGAAGGTTAGATTCGTGATATCCTAAATCAGTGCCAATACGTTTTTCTATCTGAGTAATGTGTTCCATTTTATTATATTTCAATTTATAACTTAAACTTAACATATAAAAGTATTTCAATTTTTTTAATTTATACTATTTTTTATTTTAACTAAAAATTTTATAATCGGCGTTTGAAATGTTAAAAGGTGTAAAAGTAAAAATATAACTAACATAAATATTATATATTTTTATAATATTTATATAACCTATTTAGGTGGCTTATTTTTAGATGTCTTATTTTTAGGAGCAACCCTTTTTCTTTTTATTGTTGAGGATTTTTTCATTGACGTTTTTAAGAATTTATTCAATACAATGTTAAATAAAGTATAATTTTCAATAAACATACTATGCGACGACCCTTCTTTAAAAATAAATACTTTTGGACGTTTATAATATTTTTTTTGATATATAATACTATCAAATGGAACAACACTGTCTTTACCACCAATAATTAATGTAGGTTTATCTATTTTGTTATTTTTGAACATTTTTTCCATATTTAGATCGTGTATTGTATCTATCAAAATATTCCCTAACACTTTATTATTAAAGAGCAATGTTCCATCAGATACCTTTTTAACAACATCAGAATGATTCTTATTGAATGTAGAAGTAAATAATTTATTTATAAATCCAGTTTTATACTTGTTTGCCTTTTTATTCGAACCATGAAATACATTTGTTATTTTATGTAATTCTGTATTATCATATACCGCGCCAGGTATTTGATGTATTGCTATAGCATTTTTAAATAATACTGGCGGCTCATCTACTATAATAAAATTTTTAAATTTTGATTCTCCGTATAAATGAATTATATTCCATACTATAGCCGCACCAATCGAGTGTCCTAATAAAGATATATTTGTAAAATTCCGTTTTTTAATAAATTCATAAACATCGGTAGCATATTGTTTTAATGTATTTCCATAATCATAATATTTATTATTATACCCACGGTTTAAAATGATAAATACTCGATAATATTTTATTAAATATTGATTTGTTAATAATATAGGACTCCATGTATCCGCAATATAGGACCATCCTGGTAATATAATAAGAATCCCTTTTTCTTCGTGTAATGGTTGTTGTTCATAAAAATAAATTTCTGAATCGTCAGTTGTATTTTCCATATTCATATTATAATGAGTCCAAGGTATCATTATAATATAATTATATTAAATTATAATCTTATCTATCTATCTATCTATTCTATCTATTCTATAGCTATTCTCACTTCATTTTCTTTATAATATCCCTTATCTACTAAGGATTGGGTATAATCCGCGCCACCCCAGTTTGGATCCATGGGATTCGGACTATGTAACATATTTTCTTGTTGGTGATCCATTCTATCTAAAGGTGTAGTAGTTCCAATATAATAAGAGGTTTGATCATGTGCTGGATATGAATTTGTATTATACGGAGGATCATTTCTTGTAGCATCTACTAAAAGAGTTGGATTTGGATACGCCAGAGCACCAGGGGTTCCCAAAGTACTTTCCATTATTGTATCTCCAGAAGAACTCGCAATACCTGGCTGTAATCCTCCTTGCGGTTCAGAAACGCTTGGTCTAACTTTGTAAACCGCATTACCTTGTGCGTCATATGTTTGTTGTAAATATAAAACAGGACACCTTATCCCTTGACTTCGTTGCCAATTCAAAAACTCGGTATAATCTTCTAAATTTTCAAATTCAACCGGATTGACTCCAGGGACCTTGGCAAGCTTTGAGTTGTATAAATAAAAGCTAGAACCTTTTTGTATTAATATATCTGGGCATCTAGTTTGAATATTATTGGTTAAACCCTCAGCATATTTAGGATCACTCATTTTTGCGTAAAAATATAATCCAATTAAAAAGACTAATATAGATAAATAAATAGGTAATGACATGTATATATATATTTAAAGATGATAAAATTATAAATGATTGTGTTTATTATTTTCTATTTATTATTTATTATTTTCTATTTATAATTTATAATGAAATTTTTACACATCGATCCTACAAATAATAAAAAAAATTCAAAGAATATCTTGACAGATGAATTAAATAATAATATTAACTCTGGTAAAAATGTATTTATGCTAGTATACATGGAACATTGTGGGCCTTGTCAACAAACACGTCCAGAATGGGAAAAAATACGAAACGTATTAGACACCAAATATGCAAATAACGATAATATACTTGTAGTTGACATAGACAAAGATTTAATACAAAATATTAAATCTATAAAAGAATACCAAATAAAGGGTTTTCCTACAATTAAATATATTTCAAAAAGAGGAAAATTTCAAGAGGATTTTGAAGATAGTGACGTAAAAAATAAAGACAGAACGATTGATGCTTTTGTCGAATGGATTAATTCGAAAAATAAAGAATATATAGGAGGTAGAAAAAGATATATTCGTACCAGAAAGAATAAATCTAGAAGAACAAAATCTAAACGGACAAAAACTAGAAAGAATACATCTAGAAAGAATACATATAGAAAAAATAAATAATATTATATAATTATATAGTTATATAGTTATGTACGAATATTTTATAGAAATTATAGTAGGATTGTTATGTGGGTTATCTATGGGAGTAACAGGTATCATCCCCATGGGAATAGTGATATTTTTATTAGATTTATTTAAAATTGAAGAGTATAAAACGGTTATAGGGTCTATGCTTTTTGTATTAGTATTTCCTATATCAATCGGATCTGTATATGAATTTTATAAAGCGAAACAAATTAACTACAAATTAAGTATGATTGTCTTAGCTTCTATACTTATTGGTAGTACAATTGGCTCTAAAATAATATTAGATCCTAAAAATCCAATAAGTAATAAGACTATGAAATATATATCATCCGCAATAGGGTTTGCGTCAGGTATTATGTTTTTAACAGCAGCAATGAAATAAAAATAAATTCATTTAATTTAAATAAAAATTGAATAAATTAAACAAGATAAATGGAAGTTAATATAATAAATTAACAATGGAACATACCTTCAGAATTTTCGATTTTAACGTATATAATGACAAAAGTTCATCAAGTGACGCATCTAGTAGCGATGATGAACAAAACGTCTATAAGGACTCCTCCACTTTTATGATACAAATGTTTGCCGTAAATGAAAATGGGAAAACAAGCTCTATCATTGTGGACGGTTTTAAACCATTCTTTTACGTCATGGTAAATGATACATGGAATATTCAAATGAAGGATAGCTTTCTAGATCATATCAAGTCAAAAATTGGAACATATTACGAAAAATCAATCACTGAATGTATTATTATAAAACGTAAAAAATTATACGGATTTGACGGAGGAAAAGAGCATAAATTTATCAAATTTGAATTCTCTAGTATTGGTGCTTTCAATAAAGTAAAAAATTTATGGTATACAGAATATACTCGCGGATATACATTGTTACCAAATGGATACACCTTTAATAATACAAATATAAAATTATATGAGTCAAATATTCCCCCTTTGCTAAGATTCTTTCATATTAAAGATATTAGTCCTTCAGGGTGGGTAGCGTTACCAAAAAAGAAAACAATCGAACTTACAGGAGAATCAAAAAAAACTACATGTGATTCAGAATTTAAAATAAATGTCAAGTATATTTTACCGTTAAATGATATGGAAATTCGTGTTCCATACAAGATCATGAGTTTTGATATTGAAGCAAGTAGTAGTCACGGTGATTTTCCAGTGCCAATCAAATCATATAAAAAATTAGCAACCAATATTATTGAATATTTTGAAAATTTGAATATGGAGATGACAAAAGAATTATGTAAAAATATGTTAAAACAAATCATATTCGCCGCGTTTGGTTATGAAAACATGACCGAAATTGATTTAGTTTATCCCAAAACAACTCCTAAATCAAAAGAAGAGGTTGAACAAATGTGTGAAAAATGGTTATCATCTCAAGTGAGAAATATAAGTAAAAGCTCGGACTACGTAGAAGCAACTACAATGGAAGCTTATTTTGAAAAACTTGGAGGGAATGAGGACGACAATGAACTCGATAATGAATATAAACATTACGTAAAATCATATACAGATAAAAAGGCAACCATTATTGATATTTTATGCGATAAAAAATATGAAAGAGATGGAAAATTAATTGAATTAAATGTGTCGTTAAATGCGAATTTTCCAAAATTAGAAGGTGATAAGGTAACATTTATTGGATCAACGTTCATGAAGTATGGTGAACAGGAACCATATATGAATCATTGTATTGTTTTGAACACATGTACCGATATGCCAATTGAAAATAGTATTCTCGAAAGCTATAAAACAGAAAAGGAAGTGTTATTGGCATGGCAAAAGTTAGTTCAAAAAGAAAATCCGGATATTATTATTGGTTACAATATATTTGGCTTTGATTATGAATTTATGTTTAGACGATCAGAGGAAAATAATTGTGCTGCGGAATTCTTGAAATTATCTAGAAATATCGATGAGATTTGTGCTACAAAAGATAATGAAACTGGTAAATTTAAAATAGAAGAAAGTAGTGTTAAAATTGCTAGCGGTGATCATGATTTAAAGTTTATTAAAATTAATGGCCGCTTACAAGTGGATATGTATAACTTTTATCGTCGAGAAGCTAATTTAACAAGTTACAAATTGGACTACGTTGCTGGTAATTTTATTGGTGATTTTGTTAAAACCTTTGATTATATAGAGTCTGATATACATTCGGATATAGTACCAGAAACTGAAATTAAAACAGCCAATATGACCGGATTATTAGTAGGTAGTTATATCCATTTTGAAGAAATAGGTCATACGGTAGATTATTATGATAATGGAGCGAAGTTTTTGGTTACATATGTAAATAAAAAAGACTGTAAATTCAAAATTAATGGAATCATTAAACCTGATACAAGTAAAAAAGTCCGATGGTGTTTGGCAAAAGATGATGTAACCCCAAAAGATATTTTTAGAATGACAAATGGTACAGCTGATGATAGATCTGTGATTGCGAAATATTGTATTCAGGATTGCAACTTGGTTCATTATTTGTTTAATAAATCGGACGTTCTTACCGGATTTATTGAAATGGCGAAAATTTGTAGCGTGCCAATTAATTTCCTAGTTATGAGAGGTCAAGGAATTAAACTGACCAGTTATATTGCGAAAAAATGTAGAGAAAAGCGCACTTTGATGCCAGTTATAGAAAAGGGTAGTCTAGAGGATGTATATGAAGGCGCCACAGTTCTAGATCCAAAATGTGATTTATATTTGGATAATCCTGTTGCGTGTGTAGATTACGCATCTCTTTATCCTAGTTCAATGATTAGTGAAAATTTATCACATGACAGCAAGGTGTGGTTTAAAGAATATGATTTAGCTGGAAATCTAATTAAAATATATGGTGAACAAGACGCAAATGGGAATTTTATTTATGATAATTTGCCTGGATACGAGTACGTAGATGTTACATATGATACATATAAATCGATTAGAAAAACGCCTACATCGACTCCTGAAAAAATTTTATCAGGTTCAAAAATTTGTAGGTTTGCGCAGTTTCCAGAAGGGAAAGCAATTATGCCTTCTATTTTAGAAGAATTGTTGATGGCTAGAAAAACCACGCGAAAATTAATTCCTCTACAAACAGACGAATTCATGAAACAGGTGTTAGATCAACGTCAGATAGGTTATAAACTAACAGCTAATTCGCTTTATGGAGGATGTGGTGCCAAAACATGCACCTTTTACGAACAAGATATCGCCGCGTGTACAACCGCAATTGGTAGAAAATTATTAATTTATGCGAAAAAAATAATAGAAAATTGTTATGGAAATCGAATTTGCCCTACGCTAAATTATGGAAATGTAGTAACGCGCGCCGAGTACATATATGGTGACACGGATTCAGTATTCTTCACATTTAACTTACAAACGCCTGAAGGCAAACCAATTCGAGGTAAGGAAGCATTAGAAATTACAATTGAATTGGCCCAAGAAGCCGGACATTTAGCATCTAGTTTCTTGAAAGGTCCGCATGATTTGGAATATGAAAAAACGTTTATGCCATTCTGTTTATTATCGAAAAAGAGATATGTTGGCATGTTGTATGAAACAGATCCAAATAAATGTAAACGAAAAGAAATGGGTATTGTATTAAAACGTCGTGATAACGCACCTATAGTAAAAGATATATATGGCGGCATTATTGATATTTTAATGAAAGAGCAAAATATTCAAAAAGCAATCGATTTCTTGAAATCTTGTTTACAAAATATTGTTGATGAAAAATATACCATTGATAAATTAATTATTACAAAATCGCTGCGTTCTGGTTATAAAAATCCTAAATCGATCGCTCACAAAGTTTTAGCAGATAGAATTACCGCAAGAGATCCTGGAAATAAACCTAGTTCAGGTGATAGAATACCTTATGCCTATATTAATAATAGTAATAAAAAGGCATTACAATGTGACAAAATAGAAACCCCTACATTTATTAGAGAGAATAATTTAAAAATAGATTATTCCTTTTACATCACAAATCAAATAATGAAACCTGTTCAACAAGTATTTGCGTTAGTTTTAGAAAAGATTTGGGAAAATAATAAAAAACTGTCAAAGATCTCAAAATTTAAAAAAGAGGTTGATATATTGCGTAAGAATACTGTTCCGGAAAAATTTGAAGATAAATTAGAACAATTAAAAAATAAAGAAGTAAAGGCTTTATTATTTGATGAATATCTACGAGAAACCAACAATGAAAAGGATGGCGTTCAAAGTTTAAAGAAATACTTTGGAGCAAAATAATGTATATAAGGTATAATATATAAGATATAATAAAAATTTTATAAAATATAATAAAAATTTTATAAAATATGAACAAATAATATATGTCATCCTTTCAATTTTTAATATTGTTATTGGCAGGATTAGCATTATTATTATTATTTTGTTGAATTATTTTTTTTTGTAAAAATTAAGTATTTTACACTTTTTAACATTTCAGTTGCCGATTTTTTTATAAAAATTGTATGCGTGTAAATCTTCAATTTCATTAATATTATATATTTTAAACTGTTCATCTACATTTTCATTTATATTTCCTTTAACATCTGCTCTTTGTCTTGTTCGAATATATCTATATTCAGGCAATGTTTTACATTTGTAATGATTTAATTGAATAACATCAAAATCAATATTATCATTAAATGGACCATTAATAATAGTATTATTTGTTGACTTTGTATATCCGCGTGAAAATGTTACACTGTGACATTCATTAAAACGTAAAAAATAATCCTTTTTAAATAAAGTTTTTATATGCACATTACCTTTTTTTTCACACATGGTAAAACGAATGGTATTAGGTTCATTTGTTTTGTTTGATCTTCCAGATGAGCCAAAAAATCTCCAATTCATACCTATACCTTGACAATTACCTACTATATATTCTTTGATAAAATCACAAATATTTTCATGTTTTTTCAAAACAATAAATTCGTCAATATCGATATGTGCTACGTGAGTTATATTAGCTCTGAATAAATAATTTTTTATAAAATTATCTAATGCTACATATTGAACTGGTTTATTATAATTATTAAACGGCAAATGTATAAATTTTATATTATCTTTATATTTATGAAGCATTATTTCATATGTAGGTCTATCTTCATTATCATATAAAAATATATATTTAAAACCTAACGCTAAATGGTATTTTACAAATTCTTCAATATAATCATGTTCTTTTTTTGCTATACATACAATTACAGGATACATTTGAATATATATATATATTATTTTAATTATTATTATTATTCAGTAAATATAAAATAAATATTTACAAAAATGTAATATTTGGTGTTTGAGATGAGAAAAGGTGTAAATCTTTTTTCTATTTGTAAATGATTCTATAATTCCCTCGCTCACCGTCGCCTTTGGATCGCTCCAAAAATCCATTCTAATAATGATTGAAGTATTTTGGAGGAAAACGTAGATTTAATCGAAGTTTTCTGATTATATTCTGAAGACTTTAGTCGAAGGAATATGAATAAAATTGATTATGAATATTGAATTTGAATATTGAATATTGAATATTTTCACATATAATTGTTATTTTACACACGTGTAGACCTTAATGGTGCGCGCTTTACTGCCTTTTTATTAACTAATCCTTGAAACATTTGAGAAACCATATTTTTAATTTCTTGTACTGAGGTTTCCAAGCTCCATACACGATCGGTTAGTTCATCTACATCAGCCGTATTATTATCAACCTGAGTTTCACTATTATTATCATCGTCATCATTGTTATCGTTGTTATCGTTGTTATCGTTGTTATCGTCATCATTCTCATTATCGTCGACTTCAGATGATTCAGAAGCTACATTATCTTGTCCATAAACAGAATAATACCACTCAGCATATCCTCTAGCTGATTCTAAATTAACAATAAATCCTTCATCCTCTAGTTTAAATAGAATACCACTAACACTTCTTTGATGCTTAACCGCAATATCTTGAATGCTCAATTCCAACAATTCATACTCGCGCTGAAGAGATAGAATTTCGGTGATAGTCCACTTTTTGCCAAATCGTTTATAAGAGCTCATTTGATAGTATACATTACACATTTACCTTTATATTGTTTACACCTCTTATCATTTAAAAAATATACATAATACTACTAATACCGTCTCGGTGGTGATATAAATGATAAATATAATGGTAATAATGAAGAAGTACTGTTATTAGACGCATCGGAAAATAAATTATATACTCTATTATTATCAAGTGATCCATTTATTGACGGTGACATAAATTCATTTATAAATAAATCCGCAACATTACTCATAAAATTATTTGAAATGTCCGTTGATATATTTTGCGGAGTTCTCTCTAATGGCATATTAATAGACGTAGTAGAATTTGACGAATCTATTATATTTGCGTTATAATTTCTAATATCATATCTACAAACCGGACATTTACAATGAGAACTAAACCAAGAATTTATTTCAGATGTGTTAAAAATATGACCACAATATCGTATCTGTGTTACAATATCAGTATCGTTAAATGGTTCGAGAGAGATAGGGCAAGAAACATTATTTGGTTGTAAAATGGAACTATATATTACAGTTCTTGTAGCTTCTTCAATTTGTGATTGGGTTGGATAAATTTCAATCGGATCAAAAAAGGTCTGTAAAATATTTGTTAGATTTAAATCTCTTGCGGTTTGTCTTGCTTCTGAACTCATTCGGTTAGCACCTAATCCTCCGTTTTGCCCCCAAGTGGATGGAATAATATATTCGCGAATATTATCAATAATATATGGTCTATTATTTATAAAAACTCTATTGGAATCATTATTTCTTACGGCGGATCCTCTTACATTGGATTCTCTTACATTGGATTCTCTTACATTGGATTCTCTTACATTGGATTCTCTTACATTGGAGTCTCTTACATTGGAGTCTCTTACATTGGAGTCTCTTACATTGGAGTCTCTTACATTATTTCTATAATTATAGTGATTTCTTATACTAGCATTATTTCTATTCCTATTTCTGTTTCTATTATTCGAATGTATATCAGTTAAAACAGTTCTAATTTGATTATTACTTTCCATTAAATTATGTATTTGTGTTGCGTTATCATTATACATATTATTCAATATACTAATCAAAAATAAGTTATCATTGTTTACGTTAAATGTACGATTCATATGTATATATATTATATATTTATTAAATCTGTTTAAATATATTACTATAAATAATAGTAAACTATAATGAATAATAAAAATATGAATATTGACACCTATAAAGACAAAGGATTAAGTGGCTTAGCCAATTTGGGAAATACATGTTTTATTAATTCGTGTATGCAAATATTATCACATACATACGAGTTAAATTCTTTTTTAGAGCAAGAAACGTATAAAAAAAGACTCAAAAATAAGGGAGAGTCTGCTTTATTAATAGAATGGGACAATCTAAGAAAAATTATGTGGGATAAAAATTGTATCATTTCACCAGGTAAATTTTTAAAAACAGTTCAAAAAATAGCCGGAATGAAAAATATTGAGATGTTTACTGGTTATTCCCAAAACGATCTACCAGAGTTTTTATTATTTATTATTGATTGTTTTCATACATCACTTTCTAGAGAAATTAAAATGACTATGTCTGGTACGGTAGAAAATGAAACTGATAAAATAGCTGTAAAATGTTTTGAAATGATTCAAAATATGTATTCAAAGGAATATTCTGAAATTTGGAACATGTTTTATGCTATACACGTTTCCGAGATAACATCTGTAGAGACCGGTAAACAATTACAAATTACACCGGAACCGTATTTTATGATTGATTTACCTATTCCGGCGGATAATAAATCACCGTCATTAACCGATTGTTTTGATTTATATGTTGAAGGCGAAATATTAGATGGAGATAATGCGTGGTATAATGAAGAAACAAAACAAAAAGAAAATATTAAAAAAAGGCTGCTTTTTTGGTCATTTCCAAATATATTAGTTCTTGATTTTAAAAGATTTAACGCAAGAAATCAAAAAAATCAAATATTAATTGATTTCCCATTTGATGATTTAGACTTATCAAAGTATGTTGTTGGATATAAAAAAAATAGCTATAAATATGAGCTATATGGAGTATGTAATCATAGCGGCGGTGTATTAGGAGGGCATTATACAGCATATGTTAAAAACGCAAATGGAAAATGGTATCATTTTAATGATACGAGTGTTTCAGAAGTAGGATTAAAGGATTCTATTGTAAGTACAAAAGCATATTGCCTTTTTTATAGAAAGAAACAGTTAATCTAATAATCGAATAATCGAATAATCGAATAATCGAATAATCGAATAATCTAAAAACGCAACAAAATAATATCTTTTTATAACTATTTATATATATTATATAAATGGAAGTAGTAAATACAACATCAACGACTGATCCAGTAAATATGTATAATTATTTAAACAGTTACATATTAAATCCAATTGGGTTTTTAATAATTTTTTTAATAATTATAGCATATTTCGTATTCTTTTCTTCTTTAGGAAATAATACAGGAACGAGTAATATTTCCAGTTCTTCTATAGAAGGTGGACAAAATACTATGGGAATAATCATCATTGCTATTTTAATCGTTCTAATTTTAATAAACGCATTCCAATACTTTTTCAGTATAAGTATAACCGCTTATATTAAGGATTTTTTTTCAGACAAACCAATAATTGATATTGTTGTTGATCAAAGCACGTATAATCCTTCATCTGTCCCAGAAATTAGATTTAAGAAACAAGTATTTAATGTTCCTGGAAATTATTACAAATATGACAACGCGAAAGCATTGTGTCAAGCATATGGTGCGTCATTAGCAACTTACCAACAAGTGGAGGATTCTTATAAAAATGGAGGCGAATGGTGTAATTATGGGTGGTCAGATGGGCAAATGGCATTATTTCCAACACAAAAAAAAACATTTGATAATTTACAGAAAATTAAGGGACATGAGCATGATTGTGGAAGACCAGGTATAAATGGTGGTTATATAGCAAATCCCAACGTACAATTTGGTGTAAATTGTTACGGTAATAAACCAAAAATTACAAAGGAAGAAGAAAGTCTTATGGAGGTAGCTAGTCCATACCCACAAACGGTAGAAGATATCGCATTCCAGAAAAAGGTCGATTTATGGAAAAATAAAGTAGACTCTGTGTTAGTTTCTCCATTTAATTACAATAATTGGAGTCAAGTATAAAATATAAATATAAATATAAATTTAATTATAATTAGAAACTAGTTATTTTATTATACATTTGTTATAATAAAATATAAACTACTTGTTACCATTTTAATTGGTAATCATTTTTATTAATATCATTAGTGTTATTCTCATGAATATCACAATATCCGTAATTATTTTTATCAATGACGTCATACTTTTTATGATAGATATTCTTGATATAACTTGAAACACGTATAGAAAATAATAACACAAATAAAAATCTTAAAATAAACATATAATTTCGCTTTAAAAAAACACAACATTTTATTATATATTTTTGTTTATAAACAGAATAACCCATAAATTCATTATTATTTATTATCATTATATTGCGACATATAGGACATATATTACGAGTAGTATACCAATATTCTAAACACGATGTATGTATTAATCCGTCGCATTCACATGTATTAAAATAAATAGTTTGATTTTGTAATTTTATAGGTGTTTCATTATTATTTTTTATGTATTCCCAACAAATAAAACATTCTTCAGAATTTCGAATCATCTCTAATTTTGGTAAGATTGTTGTTTTCACCTTTTTATTTCCTTTTGTTTTTTGTTTCTGTAACATTTTCGATTTTAACAATGATCTAGATCTAGTATTCGGTCTAAAATCATTATCTGTATCATAAGAAGTTATTATATTCATAATATCAGTTTAATTAATATATTAAGCTGATATAATTATTTATATTATTTTATTTTTTCTTATTTTTTCTAGTACCTTTAATCATATTTTTAACATTTTTTTTAGTAGTTTTCTTTTTATTTTGTTTAGTATCATATTCTCTTACTAAATCTAATAATTTATCATGTAAGTCCTCGTCAATTTCTTCATCGGATGAATCGGATGAATCAGATGAATCAGATGAATCTTCATCTTTATCTTTGTCATAATTATGTTTATGTTTATGTTTATTTATATTTTTAGATGATCCTCCCATCATCTTATTCGGAAGGGAAAAAGCCCAATTAGGCACCACTAAATCATTAAAAATATCAGATACTTTTTCAGAACCTCCATTTTGCACCACATTATTATTTAATGTCATTATGGGAGAGATTCCTTGATTTAGCATAATTGATTTAACACTAAATCCACCACTAAAAATCCCCATCTCATCATCATTGTAAGTAATTAATTCATTTTTTCCAATATAGCTCATATAAAATAGTTATATAATAATTAATTGTTAGAAAAGCGCTTAATTTCTGAAACAACTTTTACAGCACGTTTTTGTTTTACATGATCCATAATCATTTTTACTTGTGTTTCATTTTTAATAACTTCAGCTAAAGTCTTTTCCAAATATTTAAACGTTAATGGTTCGCAAACATTTGTATTTGTAAATTTTAATCTACCATCGCTAATTTGAACTGTCGCATTAGAGAGATTATTCGTCGAAGCATATTTTGTAATATTTTCAGATAAAACATTTTTTTTATCACGTAATTCCTTTACCTTTTCATTTAAACCTTTTAATTGATTATCAATAGAAACCCATTGTTGAATTTGCCCTTCAAAACTCATTAATAATTATATAAAATAAAATATAATGAATAACATAACTTATATAACTTATATAACTTATATAACTTATATATTTTCTATAAAAATTTAATGACGGTGTCTGCGAGTCTTTCTTCCACCACGCTTCTTACGTCCATATGTTTGTTGCATACCTAATATGCTGAGAGGGACTACCGCTTGATTGATAATGGTTCCCCATAGACCACCGCGTCTCTTCTTAGACCCAGCTCTACTTCTTCTTCTTTTACCTGCCTTTTGCCCTTGAAGACCTACAATAGCATTCGAATTTGTAGAATTTTGCGACGACTGAAACACGTTGTTATATTGTTGATCACCAGGCCCAGTAGTAGCCAACATATAGCTCTGTGCGTCGCTATATGACGCAGGGGAAGCTGCGCCTGCTCCACCTCTCTTATGTCTACGAGTACCATATTTTCGACCACCATGTCTATGTTTGCGGTAACTTTTATTTGCCATAATTATATAGAATAGTGAGAATAAAAATATAATCCATAATTTAAACAATTTTATTTAAAAATTGTTTATTACGTAATAACAAAACCAAAATAACAAGTATTGCTAAAATCATTATAAAAATCATAAAAACCAACGCGACCGTCATATAAATATATGGGTTTATCTCATATAACACAAAATCAATTACCGGCTTTAATATGACCTTAAACTCACTCTTTATATCGTCCCTTTTTAAAATGTCTAAACATTGATGAACTAAAGGCATTGTTGCTTGAACCAAAGGTAATGTCGATTGAACGAATGAATCTTTCATACTAACTATACATAAAATTTAAATGCGCATTTAACATAATTATGCGTGTTATTAGATTTTAATTTTTCTATAGATCCAATAATAATGGAAAATATTATCGAACCGAACAAATCATTTGATTTTTCAAAGTTATCTTTAGCACATCCATCTGGTATTCAAGGAGGAGCGTATTTTACGAAAATTTTACACAACAATAAACCGCTCTATATACAAACCGTAAAAAGTCTTACTCGTCAAGGTTTAGTAAAATCAGGTAAAAAATATTATTGCGATTTAATGTTTGATAATAACGCCGAAAATTTGATAAATTGGTTTGAAAATTTAGAAGAAAAATGTCAAAAATTAATTTTTGAAAAAGGTAGCATATGGTTTCAAAATACACTTGAGGAAACTGACATTGAATCTGCGTTTAATTCTACAATTCGTGTGTATAAGTCCGGTAAATATTATTTAGTTAGAACAAATATCAAAAATAATCAATTGAATTTACCTGCTGTTAAAATATATAATGAAAATGAAGTATCTTTAAGCATAGATGATATTACAACTGAAACAAATATTATATCTATTTTAGAAATACAAGGAATAAAGTTTACAGCTAGAAATTTTCAAATAGAAATTGAATTAAAACAGATAATGGTATTAGATAATGAACCATTATTTGATAATTGTTTAATAAAAACATCCAAACAAAATAGTAAATTTACGGATAATCAGATGGAATTAATGGTAGAAGAAGATTCTTTAGAAAAAAATAACGATGAAACAATTGATTCAGATAATATAGATACGCCAAATAGTTTAGAGAATGATGTGGTTGAAAATATGATTCCAGAAAAAATAGGAACACTAGACATAAATACTACACCGGCTGATAATAATAATAATAATCAAGAGATGTCGGTTGATGATAATAATAATAATAATCAACCGACGCCGGTCGATAATATAAATGTGACTACGGAGAAAGAAAATATGTTATTAGATATAGATATTCAATTTGAAGATTTAGATAATACTGAAGAACTGAAAGATCTTACAAAATTGAAAGAGGTCGATTTAGATATAACCTCAGAGAATAATTTAGAAACATTCAAGCTTAAAAAACCGAATGTAGTATATTTTGAATTATATAAAGAGGCAAGAAATAAAGCAAAGGCAGCAAAAAAGGCCGCCATTATTGCTTATTTAGAAGCAAAGAATATTAAGAAAACATATATGTTAGAAGATTTGGATGATAGTGATTGTGAATTTGATACTGAAATAGACGAGGTTTCTGAAAGTGAATTAGATGGCCTATAAATAAATTTAGCATATATTAAATGTTTAGAGAAACATTACATATTTAAAAGATAATTCAATTAAATATGTATTCTAAAAATTATTTTATCATTAATTTTATATAATGAACGTCTCTCTAAAAAAGCTATGGAATGACTATGGAATCGGAGCAATTTTGGTTTTATTAATTGTGGCCTATGGAGTTAGTTTATTCGCAAATTACTTATCCAGCAAGGGAATGTCTGGTAATGAATCAAATCAAATGATGCAACAACAATACAAAAACACCAATGCTCAAATGTCTGCTGGAGTTAAACCCTCTGAGCCTTTAGGACAAAATGAAGTGTTTGCTTCCGCAACTGGTGTTCAAACAAGTATGCCTGGTCTTCCGTCGTCTTGTTCTAAGCCGAATATCCAAAACCCTGCTGAACTCTTACCTAAGGATTCTAATAGTCAATGGGCTCAATTGAACCCTTCTGGCAAAGGCGAACTTTCAAACATTAACTTGCTCAAGGCTGGTTATCATATTGGAATTGATACTATTGGACAAACATTAAGAAACGCAAATCTTCAAATTCGCTCTGAACCCCCTAACCCACAAATGAATGTTGGTCCCTGGAACCAGAGCACAATTGAGCCAGATTTCATGCGCGTACCCCTTGAATTAGGAGCAGGATCCCAATAAATTAAATTATATGTGAATATCATATTTTTGATATTATATTTTTGATATCATATTTTTGATATTATATCAAAAATATAATATTCTGGTTATAAATTATTTTATAAATTATTATATTAATTTATAAAATCACATACCTTCTCATCGTAAATAAAATTTTTGTTCTACTTTTAATAACAATATAATATACATGGAAAAGCATAGTATATTTTTTTATATTTTTATAGCGTTTATACTATTATTTTGTTTAAGAATTTATTATGAGTCCGACGCATTTAATTTAAAATGTATTATTGCGTCCAAAGATGGTAATAGATATTGTGTTAGAGAGCGAGAGAAACTCGAATTGGCTGCCAATTTGTTGGCAACTGTAACCGACAAATGTAAAAAAATGGTTCTATATATGAAGGAAAAACACCCAGAAGATCCTCGCACGATACGGCTGGTTGAAGGTTTTAATCCAAAGCGTGTAAGCGAAACATTACCTACCAGCGAATTGACAGCATATAGTGAAAATAAAGGTGAAAAACTCGCGTTCTGTTTAAATACTACGAAAGACGGTAATAAATTAATTGATATCAATACATTAACCTTTGTCGCCCTACACGAATTATCTCATATTATGACTAGTTCTGTAGGTCACAAACAAGAATTCTGGCAAAATTTTAAATTTTTATTAGAAAACGCAAAAGCCGCAAATATTTATCAACCAGTAGATTATAAAAAGAACCCACAATCGTATTGTGGTATGGATATAAATGATAACCCCTATTATGACTTAGTGTAAACTATTTATGACCTCCTCCTCTTTCTACTTTTTCCTCCACATACATTTTTATTCATGAAAATATTATATTTTAACACCTTATAATAAGTGAATGTGTTGGAATGAATCTGTTTCACTAAATACATTTGTGTTTAGTATTTTTGTTTTATTACTTATTATATACAATAATGCTTTCACACAATATAAAATCCCAGAATTAAATAATATATGGGTATATTTATTTTTCACATCAGTTATTTTCATGCAATTAATAGAATGTTTTATTTGGCGCAATATTAATAATAAATTTTATAACCATATATTTTCGATTGCGGCAGTCCTTTTATTAATTCTTCAACCTATTTTAAGTATTATGATTTTAACAAGTGCGCAATTACACTTAAGAAATATATTATTAATGACATATTTATCACTAGCAATACCGTATTCTATTTATAAATTTTCTACTAAAAATGTTTCTTCTATAGTAAGCGAAAATGGACATTTACAATGGAAATTTTTTGATGTATCTCCATTCGTTTTTATCATTTGGCTATTTTTCCTTTTAGTTAGTTTTATTTATAAAAGAAAATGGTACTATATCATATTTGGATTAGTCACCTTGCTTATTTCTTATTATAATTATATCAAAGATAATACAATGTCGTCTATGTGGTGTTGGATGGTAAATTTAGTTATGATTTATTATGCGTTTTATTTATTAATAGTTTTACCATTTTTTGAAAAGGGTTGCTTTTGTTAACTCTTTTACTCCTTCATACTCCTTCACTGAAGTTCCGCTTTTTGCTCCGCTTTTCGCTGGGCTTAAAACCGTCGCCTTTTTATTCGGATCGCTCAAACTCCATTTTTTTAATTTTATTACTTTGTAAATAACTAAATTAAAAATAATAGTAACTTTATATATATGTTAGAACCCATTCCAAAAAAAATAATAGATACAGAAGCTTCTCATAAAGATTCAGCTTTAGATTATAATCCAATATATAAAGTTAATTATTTGGTGGATGAAAATATTGATACAATATACATATTTTATGGTAAAAATATTGAAAAACAAGAAGAAGAAGAATTATTTAAGAAAATATTTACCGACGAAGAGATTGATAACATTAATAAACACAACATAAATATACATTTTTGCGAAGAAAAAATTCATTATGATGATACTATAGGAGTTATTAAACTTAAGATTTTAAATGAATTGAAGAAAACGATATCATTAGAAGAAATTTATTTATTTTGTCAAAAAATAGAAAAACTTAATTCTATTTCAGTGTATCAATCATTAACCCAAAATAAAAAACTGGATTTATCACAAATCCGCTTAGATCAATTTGTGTCTAATATTGTAAGCGATGAATCCGGCGCAAAATTTATTCCGCCGGTAGAAAAAGATATATACGATTTCGATGATATTTTGGAAATGAAAATAAACGATAAAAAATACATTATTAATAAAGTTTTAGGACAGAAGTTTTTTATTGTTGAAAATGAATACCCTTTTATATGTAACCCATATGATGTAAAAGCGTATGACACGTTTTTTGAAAAATCCGCACGTAAATCATTGACAACATTAAATAGTCATTTATTATTAAATAATGGTAAAATTGTGAATAACAACATTTATTTGTGTCTAGCGAAAGATGTATTGAAATCTGTTGCTGATAAAAATATATCGGAAGAAAATACTATGAAGATTTATTATCCCTTTTTATATAATCAAAATATCAATACATTAGATGATTTACTAGAATCCGCTGATAAATTAATAGAGGAAAATAAAAAAGTGTTAAATGACAAAACGATCCATTTATTTAAAACAGTTGACATGTTTTATGATATTTATAATTTAAAAAAATCAAACTTACATTATGTGAATAAAGGGATTAAATATATAAAGGCTGTAATTAAACCAGACTTTGTTGTTAAAATTCCGTTAGAAATCATTTTTAAAATTATACACGCCACAGAAATGAACCCATTAATAAAGTATAACCCATCTGTAAGACAAGAAAATATTTATAGGCTTTATACTGCGGATAAGATATCAGCGGATGGTAGAAAAATACCATATCTTAAAAAATCAAATATTTTCAAAATAATGAAAAATATTGCAAAGTCTAAATCCGTCTCTGTTTATATTGAACATAAATATGGTGATAAATCGCAAATATTAGTATGCGATTTTGATGAAAATGGATATATTACGATTACATCTGAATTTGACTCAGTTGTAAATGAAAATGAAATAGATAAACTCTTCATAGACACTGTAAATCCAATTATTCAAGAAGTAAAAAATTTATTAGAGCAAAGTGGTTATAAATTAAACAAATTTAATAGTTTACATGATGAAAATATAGAGATTAAACAGCTTACATACGAATCAAATATAGAGATTTCAAAACCAATTCATTTGGAGCCATATAAAGGATGTATATCCAGTTTATTTAACAATGAATCTAGTGAATATACCTCCGGTATTCATTTACGTCTTAAAAGAGTATCAAACTTTAACAAAGTTACTAGTCAAGAGGCGTTTATTCTTGAAAAGAGTGAACAAGGGTATAGAGGTAATGAAATAATAACCGCTCTTTTAGAGAATTTTCCTGGAGATTTGGATCGTACACAAGCAGAAGATCTTGTAAGAAAAATTGCGAATGAAATACAAGTGGAACGAGGTGTGCGAAAATCGGATATTAAAATCAAAGAAAATCCTGGTTTCAAAACGACCATTTTATTGGATCAAAAAACCAGTGTTATTAAAATTACGGTTGAAAATATAAACGATATAAATTATTTGTTAACTATTCCTATTTATTTAGATAGTATTATTCGTTTGACACAAGATAAAACCAGCACAGCATATCCTGTCTCAGATATGAATCGTTTTTGTTCTTCAGGAGAACAGCATGAAATTAATATACCTGATATTATCTCTCCAACAGAGAGTTCTGCTTCTGAAATACCTTCTATTGAAGACGATGTAGTTGAGTATAAAATTGAAAAAGATAAACCAACTGGGGCGTTTAATTTATTTTATGATGAACATGAAGATGAAGATGAAGATGAGGATGATGAAGATGAGGATGAAGAGGAAGATAAAACTGGAGGAAAAGATAGCGATTCATCTATAGAAAGCGAAAAATCAAATTCAGATAATAGTGTAAAAGATGAAAAAGATGAAAAAAATACGTATAATGGTGTAACCATTCCTAGCGGTTCTAGTATCGATTCCTTATCAGCATCATCTAATATTCCAAGTGAAAATAGTGTTTCTTCTGATATACCGTCTCCAATAAATATTGAACCTGAAAAATTAGAATCCATCCCATCAGAAAAATCGGAAGACAAAATAGAAGACAAACCAGAAGACAAACCAGAAGACAAAAAAGAGTATGAATCTGATGTTGAGACGAATGCCGATGCTGATGCTGATGCCGATGCTGAATCAGTTGGAAATAATTCTGAAAAAGATGATTTCGAAGAAAATGAAGTAAAAAATATCGATGGTTTAAAATTAAACAAACCTTATTATTTTCAAACTCTAATTGAAAAACATGATCCAATATTAATTCTGAAAGAAGATACTCCTGAATATAACGCATATTCGCGAACATGTAGATCAGACACGAGGAGACAACCAGTTATCTTAACTGACTCGCAATTATCAAAAATAAATAAAGAACATAAAGGTTTTTTAAGAGACGAAGATGTAATCAAATACGGCTCAAATCCAAAAAATAAATTTAATTATATTTGTCCTAGATACTGGTGTCTTAAAAATAATACATTAGTTGATCCCAAGGATTTAAAAGAAGTAATTGGTAAAGATGGTAAAAAAGAATTGATGCATCCCACCTGTGGAAAGGTTTTACCAAAAGGAGATAAAAAAGTGAAACCTGGCTACTACGTGTACGAATTTTATAAACCCAAACCAGATGATCCAGATTATAAACGTTATCCTGGATATCAAACGGATAAACATCCTGATGGGTTTTGCTTACCATGTTGTTTTGATAAATATAATACTGAAGGTAGAATAACCGCTAATAAGAAGTGTGCTACAAATGAAGATAATGGTCTTCAAGAAGACAAAGAACAGGGAATGGAACCGGAAAAGGAACAGGGAAAACAAAAGGAAGAAGATGAGTATATAAAAGGCCCTGATAAATTTCCTCTTCAACCTGGTAGATGGGGATATTTACCAGTTGGTATTCAAAAATTACTACACGAAGTTAATGCGGACTGTCAAATAAGTAAAACAAATACAAATATAAAACAAAATCATCCTTGTCTATTACGTCACGGTGTCGAAGTAAATAAAAAACAATCATTTGTCGCATGTATTTCAGACGCAATATTTTTTGGTAAAAGAATCGCTGATGAAAATAAACAGGTGTCTGTAGCAAAAGTATTAACAATACGTGAAATGAAGGATCGCCTAATTAAATCATTAACGATTGATAATTTTATTAAATATCAAAATGGTAATTTGGTAACCGATTTTCAAAATATAAAAAGTGATGTAGATATTACTCCATATATGAAAAATAATAAACTTATTACGAAACTGAATATGGATAATGAAACTGATAAAAGTTATTTTAAAAAGGTTATTAGTGCTTTTGAGAATTTCAAGAATTTCTTAAATGATGATGATGCTATAATAGATCATACATATTTATGGGATCTAATTAGTAGGCCGAATAAATACTTATTTACAACAGGCGTAAATTTAATTATTTTTCAGTTACCAAATGATGATATTACAAATAATGTTCAAATTTTATGCCCAACAAATCATTATTCAAGTGAATTTTATGAGGCAAGAAAGCCTTCCATATTTTTATTGAAGGAAAATAATTATTATGAACCCATATTTTCTTATACAGTTAATAAAAATAAACTGTCGATTGCGAAAGAATTCAAAGAATATGACCCACAACTGTCCAAAACAATGCGCGCGGTTTTTAAAGGCATCATAAAGCCATTTTTTACAACCATTTGTAAACCAATTGAGAGCATGCCTAATATTTATAAAGCAAAAAGAGCATTATTATTATATAATTTGATTCAAAAATTAGACTTGTATGAATATAAAATATTGAAATTAGTTGTTAATTTTAATAATAAAGTGATTGGAGTTTTGGCAGAAGAGCCAAAAGCAGCCAATGTTGGGTTTGTACCATGTTATCCATCAGCCATAGATGAAAATTTGAAAAAAGATCTAGATTATATATTTATGACTGATCTCAGTTTATGGAAAACATATGAAGAAACATATCTATTTTTAACGAAATTAGAAAAAAGAAGTAAAAAAAGAAAGGACAAGGCAGAAATACCATGTAAACCAGCATTTAAAATTGTAGAAGATGAAATGGTTGTTGGCATACTGACTGAAACAAACCAATTTATTCAATTATCTACACCGATTGCCGAGAAGGATATTTTTTCAGAGTATAATATTCCTTCTATTAAAAATGATAATTATATTGTAAATACTAAGGCAACTCCCATGGTATCTATAGATGTCCCCATTACAACTAAAGATAATGTAGATCAAGAACGCGTCGATTATATAAAGAAAATTAAATTAGAGACTAATTTTTACAATGTTTTCAGAAATACAATAAGGATTTTGTTAAATGATTATGAGAATATTAAAATAAGAGAGAAAATAGAAGCCGAAATGTTAAATGAATATATAATATATTCTGAAAAATTGAAAAACATGGATAAATTGTTACGAGAAATAGTAAGTGATAAAATACAATTTACTGGCGACAATAATTTTTATAAATTAATTGATGAAATTTCTACTTGTCTTGTAAAAGATAAGGATAATTGTTCTCAAACGCCGAATTTATGCGCAGTAACCAATAACGGCAAATGTAAATTAATACTCCCTAAAAATAATTTGCTGCATCCAAATAAGGAAAATGAATCTATTTATTATGGAAGAATGGCAGATGAGTTAATTAGATACAATAGAATCAAATCATTTATGCTTCAGCCTCAAACATATTTATCTTTTGGAAATATCGGATATAATTTAAGAGATAATGAAATTATTTTGATTCAATCATTATTAACGCAAGAATATTTTGAAACATTAGTTCCAACAATCGCAAACAAATATATAAAATATAATTCTTATGACGAAGCAGAACCTTTAATTACACAAATGTATGACAATACTATCCCTTCGCTGGATCATGCGCTAGGGCGAAAAAATGAAATAGCTTGTCAAGTAACTACGACAAAACTGATTACTTCGAGTGTATGGAAAAATTGTTTTCCGGAAAATTATAAAGAAATCGGATATAATAAAAGTCATTCGTGTACATTCCATATTATGATGGATTTAATTGAGAAAAAAACAGGTAAAAAGCTTACCATAAATCATATCAAAAATGAACTATATGACGAATACAAAAAATATTTGAATAATTATATGGACAAAATAATTGATATTTTAATTATAGAAGGTAAAAAAACACTAGGAGACCAGGTAAAATCAGAAACCTTATCTTTTGCTAGTTTTATTTATACAGATAATTATTTTTTAACTATGTTTGATTTGTGGCTATTGGTGCAAAAATATAAGATTCCTACCATTTTTATCAGTAAAAAATTTATTTTTCAAACCAAATATGAGAGAAGTGCGTTTGTTGGATACGGTGATAAAAATGAGAGTTTTGCGTTTATTATTATACCTGGGTTAAGAGCTGAAAATGTGCCTGGGTATAAACTTGTTGTATCCCATGAAAGCGAGGTGTTTATTTCTCTCAACAAATTTAATGAAAATTGTGTTGACAAAATAGATGCTGCTTTTGACAATAAATTATCTGTCGAATCTTATTTGGAACATTTTGTTAAGCCATTAGCTACTGTTTATGCTAAAAAGAAACCTATAATCATTGAAGATGATTCTGCGGATGAAGAGGAAAAGGAGGAAAAGGAGGAAAAGGAGGAAAAAGAGGAAAAACAGGATAAAGAGGAAAAAGAAGAATCTAGAAAAAAGGTAAAAAAGGAAAAAAAGAAACAATTAATTGTTGAGGAAGCATCGTCATCTATCTCACCAGAACAAACCATGTTGTTTAAAAAAGGAAAAACAAAAAAAATGGTTATTTTACGAGGTAATAAAAAGACAAAAAAAAACTTACAAATAGTGGATAATTCCAGCAGTGATAAAATATAAATTAACTAATAGAATTTGTATCATCCTCATCATTATCATCATCATCCTCATCCTCATCCAATTCCGGATTATTATCTATATGGTTATCTATATTTTCATTCACAACAACATTCATTTCTTCTCCTCCTTCTTCTTCTCCTTCATAATATTCAATCACATTAACATAATCATTATAGTTATTTTCTACTACATTAGCTTCTTCATGATCTTCTTCATCATCCTCATCATCTTCATCATCCTCATCATTTTCATCCTCATCTCCTTCAGAATTATCTTCGTTCGCATAAAAATCAACTGGTATATTTGAATGACTTGATAAAAAATTGGTATCGACTTCATCAAAAACAATATGTTTTTCATTGAATTTGAAACCAACCATATATTGCCTCCTTTTAAAATTTATATAGTATTTGTAACCTAATTTAATCATTTTTCGACCAAATAAAGGGTTGAACTTTTTAAATGCGATTAATTTTTTTTTTAATTGTAGTTTTAACTGAAATCTATCAATAGTTATTAATGAATATATACTTGTAAATGATAATAATAAATATGGTCTCATTATTTTAATAAGTCTATCTTTTGGAAAATTTTCATCGATTATAATTTTTTGATTATCAGATATATAATTTTTATTAAAATTATCAATCATACGTATTATTTCTTTATAAAGAACATTCGTAGGAGATTTATTAACATAATTTTCAATGGAATATTCTCTCAATAAATATTCATATTTATTACCAAATATATGTAAATTAAAATTAGTTTGGAAAAATTTGAAAAATAAATCAGCGTATATATGTGTATTGAATTTTATATAAAAATATATATTATATAATGTAGATTTATTCAAACATAAATTATTATATGGGTTTTTTATGGTCAATGGTTCTGAAAAAAACATGTGTGAATTTGTTAGAGAAGTATCTATAATTTTAATTAAATCCAATATATTAAATAAATATATGCTCTCATTTTGACAAATACTTATTATATTTTTATCATGTTGTTGTATAGTATTTAAACCCATGTCCGTTTCTACAACAGTTTTACATTTTTTATACTTATATAAATACGCCAATCTTTGAAAACCTATATATGTCTTTTGAATCATACAAAAATAATTTTCAACTACCTCTTTTTGATCATCCTTTAAAAAAATGTTGGATTGTATTTCATGATAATATTGGAATTTATTTTTAATGGAATAATCCATGTTATATAGCATACTAAAAAATGTCTTATATATTGGCTTTACTGGGTCCGCGTTATTATAATCCGCAGAAAAAATATTATTATCCATATTCATAATTTTTTGAATGATATATTTAAATGTGGTCATATTTGAGTATCTGTTATAATATTTAATATTTATTTAATATTATATTTATGTTATATTTATTTTTATGTTATATTTATTTTTTATATTAGATATAATGGTATTTAGAATCCTGGATTATAATTAGTATCGTTACCCATATCGGTAGCCTTAATACTGATAACATTATTTTGAATAGAGAGCTTATTAATACCGCATGGATCTTCAGGATTTTCGGTTTCTCCGAAGAATTTCTCCACTTCATCATCTACATTGACCGGTATATATTCACTAGTTTCTTCTAGTTTTCGCATCTCTTCAATATCTAATACAACTTGAAATGAACTTGTTCCAAAGAATCCTTCTTGACCGCACATTACATTTGCCGATACACCCCTTAAAGTATCTAGCTCCGCATGTCGTGCTGCCTTTAAGAACATTTCAGGAGTTTCTTCAAAGGATGCTTTCGCAATTGGTCCAATATTATCATTATTAATACCATGTCTAAAGATTGAAATCATCTTACTAGTGTACGTCATTCTATCGCATAATACACTATAGTTATGATAATTGATGTATGTTCCATCAAATGAAATCACATCTACTAATTCATTAAATATCGCATTTCTAGCTGCCTCAATACCAAGCACATTATATATTTCTACAATATCATTACTGAATGTTCTTGAATTATCGATAAAATCTAGACCCAAAATATCTAACAAATTGGTCCCAATTGTATCTAGAACCCATATTTCTTGTTTTTTATAAACGCCGTTATTTTCAACCAAGTTATCTTTAATTTTACGAAGAATGACCTTATCGATACCTTTAATACCTCTTAACACTACGTTTTGTAACAGTTGATCTTGGAAATTTTTCAAAATGTATATTTGGTCAGATTGATCTAGAGGGTTGACCTTTGTTTTCTTTTGACCACCTCGACCAGAACTGCTTTTGATAACTTCATTCATTCTAATTCTAAATATTAACTTGTCTGAATTATAATCAGAATACACACAATTGATCTGGTTCTCATAACAATTATTTAACGTAAAATTAACATCATCCATTGTAATATTTTTCTCAAGCATTACTTCTGGATCCATTACCATGCGAATAATCCACTTTGACTTCTCGTTTTCGTCGTTTGTTAGAGATTGATCGGAGCATTCAGTGACCATATTTTCAAAGGCTCTGTATTGTTCAATTGTATCTTTATCATCATCAATCAACGTGTTAAGATCATCTGGGTCAAAACACACTTCAATTGTTTTCACGATTTCTTCCAATCGAGTATGCTCCAACATATACATAATGGCGCGAGCCTTATCTTTTTGTACTTCATCTTCCTCTTTTAAATAAATGGTGAGGGATGGATTTTTTGGCTCACTTGATAAAGACAAGATTTCCTCGATTCTTGGAACACCACGAGTGACGTTTGACTTAGACGCAACACCAGCAAAATGGAAAGTGTTGAGAGTGTTATGAACTAATACTCCAGAATCTGTCATAAATGTTTGATTTCCAGGAACAGTAAAATCATATACATAATTATTTTGGTCCGGAGTATAATATTCAATTTTTATGATTTCATCCCAAATTACACCAGAAGTTAATACTTGTTCGATAATCTTTAACTCGTTAGATATTAATGTAGCATTTTCATGCGTATTAAACGTTTCATAATATTTTTCAAGGGTTCTACGACCAATACTGGGTTTATTTTTCCAGAAACCATAGGTTCTGCTTTGTCCAGGAAGTTTAAGAGTTTTACCACAATTCGCTATAATTTCACCAAGACCATTAATTTTATCAATTTGTTCAGACAAGAATGTGATCTCGTTTCTTTCAATATATTTTACTAAATTTGTTAACTTTTCTTCATGTAAAACACTACCAATACAGCTCATATATTCTTTTGCGTATTTAGCGCTAATATTCAAATGATATAATTTCTTATTTTTAACATTGTCGGTTTTGATAGTTCCGAAAATACCAAAATAATTCAATAATAGCGCAAGATCCTTTATCAATTGCTCACTTCTGCTACACGCGCGCATTTGGTGGTGGTTTTTATCACATTGGAAATTTCCATCTCCGTCAAAATATCCTTGAAATAATCCAGCTTTGAACTCATCTGGCGCAGTGAACGCAAAATCTGGCACCTTTTTTACATAACTACCATTCCCACAAGTAGTAAGTAATAAATTTGCCAATTCTCGTGAATTAAATTTAGTAGTAATACTTAATCCATATTCACATTGCTTTTGTATAACACGACAAGATTTACCAAACCTTTCGGCGATTTTTTTTGTATTTTCAATATAATGTGCCGAAATATTTGTAATTGATATTTCGTTATAATTTAAATTTCCTTCTGCCAAGTAGGCTCCTACAAACCAACCAAATAGATGATCCAATTTATAATTTTTGTTTTCTATTTCAATCTCGTCCACTACAAAAGTATTGGCTATATGTCTCGCTACAGGTATCCTCATACCTTCTTTCATATTAGCTCCTACGATCGGTTGAACTTCTTGTGTTTCGCAACATCTTATTAAGTGTGAATGACTTGTAGTTGTTTCAACGGTTCTGCCACTTTTTGTAGTTACTTTCATCATTTGTCCATTTACTGGATGACGACTTACATGCGATATTTTATTCCAACTGGTTTTTTCATCTTTTGAAACACTGACAATATAATATTCTTCATTACAATTATCTAATAGTGTTTCAACACTATTTTGATGACCAGTATTAAACGTCAATTGTGGGTTGCTTTGAATAATTTCATCACAAAAATCTCCAACTATAATTGATTTCATGACTACTTTATCGTCCAGTTTATTTTTACATACTATCTTATGTTGCGCATAATATGGTTCAGACATTTGCGTTGAAACTTCGCCAATGCTTTGACCAGCAATCATTCCCACCATTTCTCCAGGTGAAACGATCGCTCTTTTATAATCAATTGTAATTGTGTCTAATAATAATGTCAATGCTCCCAGATTGAATCTTTTTACGATTAATAGGTCTTTGGGAGATAGATAATAGTAAAATAGCGTTTTGAATAATGCGGTAGGAGGAGCATAGTGATTCTTTTCAAGATTATTATAACATTGTTCGATTAAATCAAATACTTCAAGTGGTGTAATATCAACTAGAGATGAGCTAGTTATATTTGACTGACCTTGAATGTTGCTAATAATATGTGAGAATGCTACCGGACAATTTATAACGCTATCACCCTTATTTTTGAAAATTTTTTCGACAATATCGTTTCTCATTTTCGACATCATCGTAATATATTTATTACTGCGAATCAATAATTCGGCATGCTGCTTTTTATATCTAGTCATTGTGTTTTTAAGGAATATATTACTCAGCGTTTTTACTTTACCACTTTCCTCTGGTAACAAATAGTGCGAATAAATATCTTGAATGCTCATTGAAACGAGTGGAATCATTTGATTTTCAACCTTAATTGGATCAATATTATCTTCACCATAACAGAACTGGACAATTTTATTTTTATTTGTGCGAATGGTCATATCGTATCCTACCATAAGATCCTCTAAACCTTTAATTAATCTTCTCTGGATATAACCAGTAGTAGACGTTTTTACGGCAGTATCAATTAAACCAACGCGACCACCCATAGCATGGAAGAATAGTTCTTGTGGATTTAATCCATTGATGTAAGAACTTTCGACAAAACCACGAGCGCCAGGAGAATCGTCATATTTGGTAAAATGTGGCAGGGTTCGGTGTTCAAAACCATAAGGAATACGTTTTCCATCCACATTTTGTTGACCAAGACAAGAAATCATAAACGAAATATTCAAATCGGATCCTTTTGATCCAGCATTTACCATTGTAACAAATCGGTTATCTTTATCCAAACTCTTTAAACCAATCTTACCTGATTCAGCAGTTGCTTGATTCAAAATATTATTTACTTGAGTTTCAAACTCTTCCACATTTGTTTTTCCGGTATTATTTTCAAATATGCCAATTTGAGTTTGATCGATTAAATTTTTAACATCATTTTTCTTTTTTGTAATAACTTCTATAATTTCTTTACTAGTTTTCTCATCTGAAATTAAGTCGCTAATACCTACACTAAACGCGCTCGATTTCATATATTCAGTCACCACATTTTGTAAATCGTCGATAAATTTGGATGAGCCCATATTACCGAAATCATTACATGTTCTGTGAAGAAGACCTTTTGTGCCTGCGCCTAGCACACCTTTGTCCATTTGTCCACGAATATATTTCCCATTTTTTATTTCCAAGATAGTATTGTAATTTTCTTCTTCCGATTTATCTTCTTTATAAGCCTTTGTTTTATATTTCATTGACAAAGGAAGCATAATTTGACTCAATATGTTGAAATTCGAAATCCCCTTTTCTTGTTCCGCATTCTTCAAGAGTTCATGCTCATTTACTCCGTTAAACATCATGAGTAAATTCATCGCGTCTCTTGGTGAGAAATTTATATTGTTTCTTGTAAATTGATAACTACCAAGCATAGAGTCCTGATAAATCCCAATAATGGGCGTGTTGTTGGCTGGACTTATTATTTGATATGGCACCGCGGCCAAATTTTTTAATTCCGCCTCAGATTCCGGATCCTGAGGCATGTGTAAATTCATTTCATCTCCATCAAACGGAGTATCCCTAAGGTTTCCCAGAGGGCCGGACTGTATCTTAAGCCAATTCAAGGTGACTAACCTATCATTATTGACCGTCACCCGTTCAGTCTCTGAATGCCTTCCATAGTCTTGTCATAACGACTTTAGGAAGTAACACTGCGGATTACCCAATCCTTTACATTATTACCGCTGGGGTCGGCTGTTAACCGAGTTCTTCTTCGTATCTTTCGATATTAGAATGGTAGTAAAGGCTCTAAGGGACTTCCCGCAACAAGGTGTCTCGCAAATAAATTAATAAATGTTTGAGGCATTTCTATATTTTTCTCTTTATGATATTCCAATAAATGTATATAATGTTGTTCAATCTGTGGTAATAATATTTTATTATGTTTTGATAAATTTTCTTTAGCAGATAATGGCATTGTGTTTCTCCAATTAAACGCAAGCATTTGTTCTTCAGTGTCTTCCAAATTAAATTTTGATAATGGAATTACATGGTCAATGTGCCATTCTTTTCCATAATTATCAAGAGTATAATTTTCAGTATAACTAAATATCCATTGTAAATATTCTACGGAAGACGCCCCTAAATACTTAATCGTACGCATTACTTTATTTTGTTTTAAAGCTATGTATATACGACTGCGTATATTCCGTTTGAATTTTTCAATAGGTTCATCTCGCTCACAATCTTTACATTTCAACCGATTATGACGAAACATACAGATATTTTTAATAGTAGAACAAACACTACATTTCTTATTATCTTCTCCGATTTCTTCCATTTTTAATGAGTTCTTTTCAATAACTTTATTATGCTTATATGTTGACGATTGTTTAATAAGTTTCGCACGATATAGTTCATCAAGTTGATATTTATTTCGGCGGTGTGTATTATCACAATCTTTGCATATCTTTCTATTTTTTACATATAAAGACATAATCTTATTTTGATTACAAGAATTACACTCTTGATAGGACTCATTATTAATTTCTGATATTTTATAATTTTCTCTACATTTTATATTACGACAATCTTTGCATATATTTCTTTTTGGTATGAATTTATCTGATGCTTTTGTTTGATCGCATTTTGAACAACATTTTTCTAAAGGGTTTGTATCTGTCACCATAATATATTATATGGGTTTTATTTTTTAAACAGTTTTATAATATCATTTATTTTTGCCTCAAAATTTTATTCATTTATTCACTAGGGGGTTACACGCTTTTAACGCCCCCTGTTGCTAACCTCGATGATTATAAAATTCGATCAGCATTGTACGGTTTAGTGTCCGCCACGTTCATTCTAAAAGTGTCACCTCGAGTCATAATGCGCGCAATATGACACATCATCGACATCCTGTGTAAAGTAGGTTGTCGATTAAATAACACCGCGTCACCGTCCATCATGTGTCTATGAACGGTGTCGCCATCTTCAAGAATCATTGAATTTCTATCGCTATAATAGCGCAAATCAATAGATTCACCATTTTGTTTCTCATATTTTTTAGCTCCAGGCCAAACATCCGGACCATTTTGGACAAGTTTTTTCAAGAAAGCTTTATTAAGGCTATTTACTACAACAGGCTTCGTAATGTTTTTGGCAATTTTCATAGGAATTCCGAGTTCGCGGATGGAAATATTCGGATCAGCAGTAATAACAGAACGAGCGCTAAAGTCGACACGTTTTGCCATCAAATTTCCTCTCATACGCCCACCCTTACCATTCAATCGATCCTTAATTGACTTCAAAGGACGACCTGAACGCTGCGCAACAGATGCGACTCCAGGGATTTTATTATCGACTTGTGTAGCAATGTAATATTGTAGAACAGTCGACCAATCATCAATTACATTTGCCGGAGCATTATTTTGAATTTTTTCCTGAAGTGTTTTATTTGTTTTAATAATATTTACCAAAATATGACTTAAATCGTCCTCTGAACGTTGTTGAGAATCGTGCTTGACAGATGGTCTCACTGCTGGTGGAGGCACAGACATCACTTGACAAACCATCCAATCAGGTCTTGACCAAACTGGACTGAATCCCATAAACGACACGTCTTCATCGGAAATTCGCTTGAATATTTTTAAGACCATTTCAGGTGTAACTTTTATAATAATTGGCTCTGCTTCAGCACTATCATTTTTCCATTCCGCAACGATAGTAGCAAGACCTTCTTTTCTAATTTTATTCGGCTGAAGACATCCACAACCATCCTCAATATCTTCACCACAGCGTTTTATACCACTTGCTAATGAAAATACATATTTCCATCTTGCGTCACCTTGTAATTTGAGGGCTTGTTTATATTTTTCTTTACTAATTTTTAATTTACTACATTTAAAACAAACACATCTCAAACATTTCTGAATAGTGCTTAAATATTGAATGTAGAATACTGGACGAGCCAATTCAATATGTCCGGCATATCCAGGAGTCTGCATGTAGTCAAGACCATCTGTTGGGCAAATGAGACCTGGTTCTAAAACTCCCATCCTTGGGTCAAACAACCCTCCTATAACTGGTTTATTATTTATATACGTATCCCTACTTGTTATTTCAGCAACGGATCCTTTACGTATTTCGTCTGGCGACATAATACTAAATTGGATACCAATTACCTTCGAACAATTCGCGGACATACTATTTGAACTTGTGTATTTGGACATCTCTAATATATTGTAATATTTAGATTTTAGATTGTTTTAATATCAATTTTATTTTTAACTATATACTGGTAAAATTGATTTATATTGTTTTCATATTGTTTTTATTTTTTATGAGTTTTACATCATATATAAATTTATTTCAACAAAAATATTTTAAAATAAAATTGATTATAAAATAAATTCATAATCAATACACATAAATAAATACAACATGACTCGTGAAAGTAAAAATAAAATGGTTACAAGGGGGAAGAGTGCTCGTGCTAAAAAGGAAGAAGAACTTTCTCGTAAAAAGAAAAGGAATGAGGAATCTGACAGTGATGATGATGATAATTATGAAGAAGATGACGATAGTGAGAATGAGAATGAGAATGACGAAATGGATGTCCATGAATATCGTAAATTCTTGTCAAAAATATTTCCATCAAACCATCTCAGTAAAAAAATTAAATCTGGAGAAAAAATAAAGGAATTGTTAGATGAAAATAATGATAATAAGAAACACTCGCATACAAAAAATACTAAACCCACAAATAATAAAAAAACAAATTCTAAAAATAAAAATAAAAAGGAGGAGTCTTCGGAAGAAGAATGGGAATCCGCTTCTTCTGAAGACGAAGACGAAGACGAAGTAAATCCTAAAAAGAAAACGAAGAAAAATAAAAAAAATAAAAAATTTATCGTTGAGACTGAATCAGAAGAGGAAGATGATGAAGAAACATTAGGATCAGAAGATACAGATACGGATCAAGACGATGATGATGATGACGACGATGAGGATATGTGTAAATCAAACAAGATAAATATTATATTTACTATTGGCGGAGGTGAAGATGAATCTGAATGGGAAGATGATGATGAATATGATTCGGATTATGACGAAGATACAGACGATGACGCAGGAACTGAAGATGAAGACGCATCTGTATCATCTTGTTCATCTGAAGAAGATTTGAAAAAGAATAAAAACAAAAAAAATAATAAAAATAGTAAAAATAATAAAATTGTATCTAAAAAAGATCAGAAGTCTCATTTGAAAAAAGAAAATGAAATTATCGAAAATATTAAATCTGAAATGGGTCAAACAAAAACAGAATCTACTTCAACCACGGAAGATAAGGATATTTTGATAAAATTAAAGGAGATGTATGAAACGAATAAAAATAACAAAACTATTAAAAAATGTATTGATATGTGTGAAGAAGATATTAAAAATAGTAAGGCAAAACAAGAAAAAAAACATAAAAAGCATAAAGATAAAAATTTGAGGATTTTTAAAAGAATTATTAAAGATAAAAACACCATGAATGATTTTACCTTTTATGAAAAATTAGAACTTCCTGATCAAAAAAAATTAATTAAAGAGTTGAAGGAAATTAATAAAATCACGCGTGTTGAAAAACCGTATAGAATGACTCTTTTAGAATCAGATATGCCCACGATTTTCAAAGGAGCCGCTATGAAAAAAATTAATTCACTTCGCTATATGGAACCTGGCAGTGGAGAATTTTATAAAATTAAAAACTGGGTGGATACATTTATGCGTATTCCTTTTAACAATTATCAAACATTACCTATTAGCATTGAGTATGGTGTAGAAAAATGCCACAATTTTATGGAGACCGCTCAGAAAACATTGGATTCTGCCGTATATGGTTTAAACGACGCTAAAATGCAAATTATGCAAATGTTAGGTCAGTTGGTTACTAATCCCAAAGCCATTGGTACGGCGATTGCGATCCATGGACCGCCAGGCACTGGTAAAACCAGTTTAGTTAAAGAAGGTATTAGTAAAATTCTGAACCGACCATTTGCGTTTATTGCTCTAGGAGGCGCTACAGACAGCAGTTTCTTGGAAGGCCATTCTTACACATATGAAGGTAGCACTTGGGGGAAAATCATTCAAATTATAATTGACAGTAAATGTATGAATCCGGTGATATATTTTGACGAATTAGATAAAATTAGCGATACACCACGCGGCGAAGAAATCGCAGGTATATTAACTCATTTAACCGATACTTCTCAAAATAGTCAATACCATGACAAATATTTTGCCGAGATTGATTTTGATCTTAGCAAATGTTTATTCATATTTAGTTATAATGATGAAACTAAAGTGAATTCTATTTTGAAGGACAGAATGTATCGAATTCAAACAAAAGGATACAATCAAAAACAGAAAACAGTGATTGGTAACAACTATTTATTGCCAAAAATCAGAGAACAAGTTAAATTCGATGAAAATGAAATTATTATTCCGGATCAAACGATTCATCATATTATTGATAATTATTGTGATAAAGAAGATGGTGTTAGAAATTTAAAACGTTGTCTAGAAATTATTTATACGAAATTAAATTTATATCGTTTAATGAAGCCAGATTCCAATTTATTTGAAGAGGAAATGTCATTAAAAGTAGAATTCCCTTATACGGTCACAAAAGATATTGTAGATAAATTAATCAAACAGGATAAGAGTAACATATCTTCATTATATGGTCTCTATGTTTAATAAAACAGTTTAAAAATATTATAATAAGATAAATATAATATATAATATTATAAAAGATGAGTGTAAATTATTTTTTATTGTTAAGAAAACAATATACTACTATTATCGAACACTTAAAGGAAATTATTGCAAATTATGATAATATTATTTTAATCTCAAACAATGAACAAATGTGCGTAGAAGAAATCGAATATATACAATGTTTTAAAGAGGAATATGAAGAAAAGGTGAAACAAACCGAATATTTTATAAACTATATAAATGAGTCTTTATTTAATTGTTGTGATCATACATTTGTAGATGATATAATTGATATTGATGAAGATATATGTAAAAATATTACTTATTGTTCCATTTGCGAATATACCAAACCTTCCTAATTTTCTTTAAGTTACTTTGGGAATAATATATATAAAACATGAGATTTTTGTTCCCAAGACTATTTTGGGAAAGTCGATTTTGGACATTTATAAATGTCCATTTTTGGGTTTTGCCGTATAAGTCTTGAAAAAAGTAGTGTTTTGCTGCATAATTGAATTTTATGGTCTGGGCACTTTAAAAAAGTTTTTCAAAACGTGACGATAAAATTTTATCATTTCTTTAGAAAAGGATTTAGGCGCTTTTTTTATTAGGATTATATACTAATGAATCCTAACGCCGCGACGCCAAAAAAACACCCTATTTTTGAATGTGAAACTTGCGCATTTATATGCTGTAAAAATAGTGACCTGTTGAGACATACCATGACACGTAAACATAAAATCCTAACAAATCCTAACGCCATCCTAACAAAAAAAGCGCCAAATACGAATGATCATAATTGTATATGCGGAAAATCTTATAAACATTTGTCCTCTTTATGTGCTCATAAAAATAAATGTACATATAAAGAACTTGAGACCATGACAATTACAGCTGATACTGAAAATATAGAGCTGCATATGCCATTTAACATTGATAAAGACGAAATAATAAAATACTTAATGAAGGAAAATGTAGAGTTCAAAGAAATGATGGTGGAACAAAATAAAATGATGATGGAGCTATGTAAAAATGGGACCAATAATACGGTCAATTCACATAATAAAACATTTAATTTACAAATCTTTTTAAATGAGACATGTAAAGATGCCATGAATATTATGGATTTCGTGGATTCTCTCAAGTTACAATTATGTGATCTAGAGAGAATTGGGGAGGTTGGTTTTGTGAATGGTATTTCAGATATTATTATTAAAAATTTGAAGGCGCTGGATGTTAGTAAACGACCAGTTCATTGCGCGGATACAAAGAGAGAAGTAATGTACGTAAAAGACAATAACAAATGGGAAAAAGAACAAGAGGATAATAATAAACTGAAAAAGGCAATTAAATACATTGCGAAAAAAAATAGCATGAATATTAATCTGTTTAAAGATAAATATCCAGATTGTATCAATAGCCATTCTAGAAAATCGGATCAATTTAATAAAATTTATATCGAAGCATATGGGGGATCTGGTAACACAGACGTAGATAATGAAAATAAGATTATCAAAAATATTGCCAAAGTGGTTTCTATTGATAAAAGTATGTAAAATATATTACAATGTAAGAAATATATTTTATAAGTGAATTTATGGATATGATACATAAGATAATATTATATCCAAATAGTATCCATATTATTCCACCACATATCATCCGCTGGTTTAATATCATATAAGAGTCGAAATGCAATAGACCTTGATAAAGGAATATTACATCTATATTTAGATAGAGCATGAGGATTTGATTTTAATTCAGAGCTTATAGATTTTTTATTTGGTTTTTGTCTCATTTGATAAGCATAATAATTCATAAATATTTTAACATATAAATTTTGAATATTATTTGCGATTTTATTTGCCTTGAAATAAGTATTTAAAAAATTCATACATGTTCTTAAACCGCATATATCAGCAATATTTTCACCAATTGTTGGTCTAGCATCAATTGTAATACCATCTCTTTTTCCTAATACTTCATACTGTTTAATAATATCATCCGTTTTTATATTATATTCGCGTAAATCAGCTAATGTAACCCATGTATTTAGTTTTCCAGTTGCGTCGTACAACATTCCATTATCATCTATCGCATGATTTAGTTCATGTGCTATTGTAAACCCAATGCGTGCTAAATTGTATTCAATTCCTTGTGATTCTATGTCTATAAATGGTTTCTGTAAATAACCTACATTTATAAAAATGGCATTTTTAGAAGCAATATAAGAAGCATTCACAATGTATGCTTCATTACTAATAATTTTTACAGGATATTTGGACCAATCTAATGTCGGAATATCAATATAGTCATTTCCTTCAAGTTCAATGAATTTTGTATGTCTCCAATCATATATTTTTTTTAAATTTTTATATAAACTATTTCCATAATCTAATAATGGATCAGCCTCTAATATAGGAGAATTGCCTATAACTATTTTTAATTTATTTAATTTATAAACGGCGTATTTTCTAGTTTTTGATACCATCCATGTATTTTGTCCTACTAATCTAATTAAAGCCAATTTTAAACCATCTCCTAACTGTTGAGTGTATTTTATATGTTGTTTATTTTCATATTTTGTTATATATTGATTTGTTAAAAATGAATTAAATGGTATAGACATATAAAGCGCAGTACTAACCGCATTTGAATTATTTATCTTGATTTGTCCCTTTTCAGAATTACCAAAATAATCAAATATAATACTTTCCCATCCATTCGTAATTCTACATAATTTTCTTAAATATATCCATATCCAATATGATCTCCATTTTTCAGAGTCCCATTGTTCAATAAGTAATTTTGAACAACACTTTAAATAGTTTAAATCGGATGTAATAAAAAAAGGAGGAATATTTTTAAATCCCAATTCTTTACAAAACTCATCCCAATTAAAATCATATTTTTCTAGTGCTTCCTTTGCGTAAACACGATTATATGTCTTTTCTTCTTTTATTTTTAAATCAGTACACCCAAATGAGTTAAACATGTCTACCGCTACATCAAATACATCGTTTGGACTTAAATCATTAGGGCCTAATATAGTTCCGAATACTTTATTAATTACATTTAAATACTTATTTATTTGTTTGTTTTTATATTGTTGATTTGTTTCATCCTTATAATAAATACTCAAATCAATATTCATAAAATGATGTGGCGCAATATGACATCTAAATATTTCAGGCTCTTTTTCATCGGATTCCATATACCAATGTAAGGGTGCACTTTTAGAGAGCATTTCATCACTATTGACTAAAGCAAGCATTTTCCAAACATTTTTTTTATCCTTTCTAAGTTCATCTATTTTTGTTATAATCTCTTTTGCTAGTATTTTTGTTTCTGACTGTTTATTCATTTTAATTACAGAATCATAAAAATGTGTCATATTTGTTGCCAATTTATCATTGTTATTATGAATATAATCCAATATAATTTCATGTAATTCTTTAAATACTTTATCCTGAATTAACCTAAACTCATCAACTTGAGTAATATATTGTTGAGCATCATTTGTAATATTTGATTGTTTTAACCATGCGTAATTGATATAAGTATAAAAATCATCAGTTGGTTTAATATTTTTAGGGGCTGCTAATTTCAATAACGATTTCGCAAATTTCTTTATATATGATACAGACATTTCTCCTAGTTTAACTGGTGGTAAATCCGTATAAAATTTTTTAGTTTTTTCTAGCCCTTTAATAATTGAGATATCTTCACACATATTATCATTCTTAATTATTAATTGATTATTATGATGAGTCATTTTTCTATTTTTCTTCGTTTTATTATTTTTTACAGATTTATTGTGGGTTTTATTTTTATATGTTATAGTCATTATATATAATAAAATATTTTATATAATGATTTATTGTATTGTAAAATGCGTTATATGGTGAACTGCGTTATATGGTGAACTGCGTTATATGGTGAACTGCGTTATATGGTGAACTGCGTTATACCCAAAACAACATTATACCCAAACCGCATTTATATTATGCCACCACATACCATCCCCCTTTTTAACATTATATATAGATCTAAATGTAGTAGATCTCGTTAAAGGAATATTACATCTATATTTATCGATTGGATGAGGATTAATTAATAACTGCGCAGCCAAAACCCTTTTGCTAATTTTTTGTCTCATTTGATAAGCAAAAAATGAAAAGAACGTTCTAAAATACAAATTTTGAATAGGTAAAGGGACAGCATTTTTCTTTAAAAAATATTTAAAAAAATTTATACATAAGTGTAAACCAGAAATATCAGCCATGTCTTCTCCAATTGTTGGAGCAGCATCAAAAATTAACCCATCTCTGGCAGCAAAAGCCTCGTATTGTTTAAGAATATCATCTTTTATCATACCCCCCCTACGATGATCTTCTTTTGTTGCCCAATTATGTAGTTTACCATTTGCGTCGTAAAACACTCCGTTATTATCCAACGCATGATTCATTTCATGTGCTATTGTAAACCCTAGATGTGCCAAATTATATTCAATCCCCTTCTTTTCTATATCTACAAAAGGTGCTTGTAAGTATCCCAAATTTATATAAATCGCATTTTTAGAAGACATATATGCGGCATTTACAATATAAGCTTGATTACTAATCATTTTTACAGGATATTGATTCCAATCTAATGTTGGAATATTAACAACAGGTTTTCCTTCAAGTTCAATAAATTTTTTATGTCTCCAATCGTAAAGTTTTTTTAAGTTTTCATATAAACTCTCTCCATAATCTAACAATGGATCAGCTTCTGATATAATAGAATTGCCAACAAAAATGTTTAATTTTTTTATTTTATAAATGGCGTATTTTCTTGTTGCTGGTAACATCCATGTATTTTTTTTTAATGTCAATATAAAAATATTTTTCATACTTTCACATAAACCAGACGTAAAATCCGCAATCTGTTTATTCTCATATTTTTTAATATACTCATTTGTTAAAAATGTATTAAATGGTAATGCCATATAGAGCCCAGAACTAACTGCGTCTGATACAACAATTTTTTCTTGACCTCTTTGCGATTTTCCGAAATAATCAAATATAATGCTCTCCCATCCAGTCGTCATTCTACATAATGTTTTTAAATATAACCAAGCCCAATATGGTCTCCATTTTTCAGAATCCCATTGTTGAACAAATAGTTCAGTATTACATTTTAAAAACCCTAGACTACTTGTAATAAAAAAAGGAGGAGTCTTTTTAAACCCCAACTCTTTTGAAAATTCGTCCCAATTAAATCCATATTTTTCCATAGCTTCCTTTGCGTAAACACGTGTATAGATTATTTCTTTATTATTATAGGTTGGGTCGGTTTTTATTTTTAAATCTGGACAATTAAATGTATTAAATATATCTTTATTTACTTCAAACAGATCGGTTGATTTTAAATCATTTGGTCCTAATAATGTGTCAAATACGGTTTTTACTAAATGATTATATTCCTCCTTTTGCTTCTTTTTTAGTTGAATATTTGTACCATCATCATAAAATACATCAAAATTTATATTTATAAATTTATGCGGTTCGATATAACATCTAAATGTATCAGGTTCTTTGTCATCCCCTGCTACATACCAATAAAACGGAGCATTAAAAGCCATTAATTCATCACTATTAAATAAAGCCAACATTTTCCACATATTTTTTTTATCTTTTCTAAGTTCATCTATTTTGGCTATAGCTTCTTTTGCTAATAATTTTGTCTCAGATTGTTTATTCATGTTAACAACAGAACTGTAAAAATGTTTCATATTTTTTGCTAAATCGTTATTATTATTACGAATATAATCTAAGATAATTTCATTTAATTCGATAAATACTTTATCTTGCGTTAACCTAAAATCATCAACTTGGGTAATATAGGATTGCTCTTTTGTTACCTGTATATCATTTATCCAACTATAATTTACATAATTATAAAAATCATCATTTGGTTTAATATTCTTTGGCGCAGATACCGAGAGTAAGTCTTTTCCATATTTATTTCTTGTATCAATATAATTCAATTCATCTTTTGGTAAGTTTAATAAATAAGTATTAAACGATTTGAATCCTTTGACAAATGGAATATCTTCACATTGTATATTTTTAGATACATTGTATTCCTTCTTAAGTATTAATTGATTACTACTAGTAGTTTTTTTATTTTTCTTCGTAGTATTTTTCTTCATTTTCATAGATTTATTATGTTTTTTATTCTTATAAGATGTAGTCATTATATATAATAAAATATTATATAATGACTGTAAATATAATGACTTGAAAATATTCATTTTACCAAACAGTGTTCATATTGTGCCACCACATACCATCCTTCTTTTTAACATCATATAACGCTCTAAATATTTGAGAACGCGACAATGGAATATTACATCTATATTTATCAAGTGGATGTGGATTTGTTTTTAATTGAGCAGATAGCGCCTTCTTCCCAACTTTTTGTTTTTGTTGAAACGCATAATACGTATAAAATACTTCGTACGATAAATAACGAATAGGAATTAAATCTTTATTATTATCTTGGAAATCTCTCAAATATTCGTCACAGATAGCCATACCAGAAATGTCCGCAAGATCTTCTCCAACGCCAATAGATGCGTCAAACTTAATCCCATCTCTAGCGGCGAATTCCTCGTATTGTTTAATCACATCACTCTGGATTTTGGCGTATTTTTTTTTATCTGACGGTGTCCACCATTCATGTAATACACCATTTTCATCATATTTACTGCCACTATCATCAAACCCATGCGACATTTCATGACTAATAGTGAACCCCAAATGCGCCAAATTATATTCAACTCCTCTTTCATCTAAGTCAACAAATGGTTTTTGGATATATCCCAAGTTAATATAAATACTATTTTTAGACGGAGTGTAAGAAGCATTCACTATGTAAGCTTGTGTTCCGGTCATTTTAACCGGATATTGTGTCCAATCCATCATAGGAATATCAATCACATGTTTACCCTCTAACTCAATAAATTTTTGATGTCTCCAATCATTTATTTTTTTCATATTCTCATATAAACTGGTCCCATAATCGAGCAAAGGATCTTCCCTTAAATTTTCCGGTTTACCAATAACAAACGCAAACTTATCTAGTTTATTTAGTGCGTATTTTTTAGTTATAGGTGACAACCAATTATTACGCTTCAAAATTCTACGATAAACTATTTTAAGATCTTCGCATAACGTTTTGACATATTCGATTGCTTGTGGGTTTTCATATTTTGCCACATATTGATTTGTTAAAAATGTATTAAATGGGACCGACATATACAAAGAAGCGCTAACTGCGTCACTGGTATTAATACCTTCTTGCCCTCTTTCAAAATTACCATAAAAATTATATGTTATCTTTTCCCATTCTCGTGTAACTCGCGCAATACTTCTAATAAATATCCATACCCAATATGACCTCCATTTTGGCGAATCCCAGTTTTTAACACATAATTCTGTTCCACATTTCAAATAATTTAAACTATATGCGGTAAAAAAAGGAGGCATCGTTTTAAACCCCAACTCTTTTGAAAATTCTTTCCAATCAAATCCATATTTTGACATAGCTTCATCCGCAGTAACTTTATTGTAAGATTTTTCTTCTTTCACAACAGCAATACACCCTAGCGCGTCAAAGATTTCAACTTCAACATCATATACATCTTCTGGATGAAACCCATGATTCTGACCAAGACATGTATTAAATAACTCATTCAAATATTTTTTAAATTCAACTCTATATTTTTTTTTATATTCAACATCAGTGCCATCATCGAAATAAACGTTTAAATCAGTTAATGAAAAAGCATGAGTGTTTATATGACATCTATATATAGTAGGTTCTTTGTCATCTGGAAGTAATGACCATACTATTGGAGCAGCATTCGCCATCATTTCATTTTTATTTATTACAGCAAGTAATTTCCACATATTTTTTTTATCTTTTCTAAGATTATCCACAGTTTCAACTGCTTCCTTTGCCAGTTTTTTACTAGCTTCTATACTATTCATTTTTATTACTGAATCATAAAAATTTTTGAGATTTTTGGCAAGTTTATCGTCATGTGTTTTTACATAGTCTAAAATAAGTTCATTTAACTGTTTATACACTTTATCTTGTGTTAATCTAAAATCATCTATTTGAGTAATATAACCTTGTTGTTTCTCAGTGCTGACATTTTTTAACCAAAGATAGTTAATATAATCATAAAAGTCGTCCTCAGGTTTAATAGCAGATGGAGCAAACTTAGACATTAATTCTTTCACAAATTCTTCCTTTTTTCTCTCATTTGAAATTAATAAATGTCTTTGGGGTATAGTTTTACTAAACTCGTGTTCAAATAGTTTTAGTCCAATTGGACAAATCTGTTTCGATTGATTATTGTGATTATTGGGTTTGATTTTATTATAAATCTTATTTTTTTTTGTTTCATTATGAGTATTTCTTGTTTTTATTGTATTTGTATTTGTATGTGTATTTGTCATATATTATTACATGTTATTAATTTTTTATTAAAAAATATAAAATTAATATGTATATGTTTCATTAAATGAACATATTTAATATTCCGAATATGGAGTGTTGTTTCCAGATCTGGTTTGTAAATAGTTGAATTGTCCTGTGGTCATACATGCGCATCCCATACTATTTGAATATGTATTCGGACAGCATTCCGGTTTAAATGGAGTGTTCGCAAATAATAACATTTCGTCTTCAGGTAAAGGAAGCGGTTGTTTAGGGCGATCTAAGATACTTTGGACACCTGCGTCCAAGGGTTGTCCAGGTATAACAGTCAAATTCGGCATACTCCAAGCAGAAGTATCCACTGAATTATAATTACCTAAAGAATAAGGAGAGGAGTTGCCATAATTTGTATTGGCGCCAACGAATCCTTCTCTATTTGAAAAGGCTGCTTTAGTTGCGGCGTTTTTATTAGCAGGCATGGATGCGGAAACCATAGGAGACCCTTCTTTAACCGAATGAGTCGCCGGAGATATAGCAGACGCAACCGCCGCCGCAACATCACTAGAAGAAGGCATTTTCTTTTCACCAGTCGCCGGATCAGTCGTCATATCTTCCAACCCCTCCATAATTCCATAAAAATTACAACAACCCCCAATTGTATGCCCAACCATTATTAAATAAATAACGCCGATCAAAATTAATATTTCCAGATTTATCTTATATCCAAATAACGATATTTCCATATTATATATATTTCATAGATAATAATTTCCCTTTATTTTTGTCTAAAAGTAGATCAATCGAAGCATTATAATCGTAAAAACGAATATTATTGATATAAAATGTTTTAGTATCCGTTAATAAATGATATAATTTATCTTGCGTATCTTGCTTCTCTTCATAAATTATCTTTTTATCGGACCCTTTCGTAGTTAACCCTAAAGTGGAGGTAATCTGGGTTTTTGTATCACATATACATAAATTCGGACCACCTTCAAATTCTATATGATTGCCTAAAATATACTTACATTGTTCGTTCAGATCCTTACCATTGATTTCAACAATTCCATACACCTTCTCTCCGTTTTTCAAAATGTCTCCTGGTTCTATATTTGTAATTTCTGTAATTGTACCATTTTTCAACGCAATTGTAGTAGACCCATGAAATCCACCATCCAAATATGGGTGTATATCTGTAATATTATCAACCGGCATAATATCATTATTTCGAATATGAATAATATCCTCATCCATTATTTCGTCCCAATCGGTAAACAACAAATCATTTATAATGATAATTTTAAAACTGGTGTTTAAACAATACAAATATGGTTCAACGTAATTTTCCAGTTGAATCGATTCCGGATGTTCTGATACAGGTAACCATGTATCCCCATATTTTACTATATGTGAATTAGAAACTACGACCCCATGTAAGTTATACATATCCGACCCTTTTGTTTCAACTTTCATTTTCGCCGTAACTTCATTTCCATCAAATAATACATCGCCTACTTCGATATCAATAATCTTCTTTTGTGTGCCATCATTCATATCTATAAATGTATTTTTATCAAAGCATTTCACGGATGGAATAGATAAATTAGTTTGTACTTTTAATACGTCTACCATAAAGGCAAGAATAAGCGCCATGGGTATAGATAATCCTACAAATATACCTGTTAATGATATCGCCGCGCCCCAAGTAAATGGAATTATCCAAAAAATGGCTATCATAATAGCCATCGCGATTAAAATGATAATAATAAATTGCGCGATAGCTCCCATTAATGATTTCAGTGAATAATAACTACCAAGTACGGTAAATAAACTCGCCGTCATAGTACCTTGTATTTTACTCATCATATCTCTGAGTCCAATAATAATTTTCTGTAATGGTATCATAATGTTCATAAGTCTACCCATAATTTCTTTCGTAGTGTCTTCAAAAAGAGTTCTGACTTTATCGAACAGGGCTCTAATACCGTTAATTTGTGTTTTAATCGAATCGACAACTGTATTTAACATATTTATAATAAATGTGAGGGGTTCAACTGATGTTCCGGTAACACTTGATAATATGTTTTGCGTACAATAATTGAAATTTTGTACTGTAAAATCATTCACAGACATATTCGCTGGTTTATTTATTAAACCGGCAAATGGCATAACGGTTGGGTTACATCGTTGATTTACCCAATCATCTTTAATCGGTTGAATATTTATCATAATATAACAATATGAGCATATAAGTATCACCATGATTGAAATAATAATAAATATTATCACGGAACTGCCATATTGATCAAAATATGTTAATTTATCATACATTTTTTTTATATTATTTAATCCATTATCACTGTCCATATATAGTAAATGGATAATATTCATTTATTTTCACAATGTATTTAATTTTACACTGTATTTAATTTTACACTGTATTAAATTTTACACTGTATTTAATTTTACACTGTATTAAATTTTACACTGTATTTAATTTCACAAAATGATCTTCCCAATCCCAAAAGAGTTCCTCTCCAATTTTGATATTATTGTCACTTGTAATTAAACAACTAAACCAGTCGGTTTTTACATTCGATTTAACAGCAGTCGCATAATTCTCCACTTTTATAAATTTATTTTGCGCGGCATCATATACTAAATGTGAGCCAGTTACATATATATCTTCTCCATTTACTCCACGACCTTCTAATTTATATAAATCTTCGCAATTCTTTTTATTATCAATTTTCATAGTTGCTTCAACCGTGCTTCCATTTTCTAAAACATCGCCTAAATTAAGGTCCTTCATAAATACGATAGTATCATTTTGTAACTTCACCTTAGTTTCTGGATGAAAACATTTTCCTAATACTCTTACCATTTGTCCAGGCGGTCCGTTCCACATACTATTCATGGTTTTAACACTTCCATCCATTACGTACATCATAGTGACCATAATACCTATTGTTTTTCCCATTAAATCTTTCATTCCAATTATAATTTTTTGGAATTCAATAATTAAATTTAAAAACACGCCAAATACAGATTGAATTATGGTAGAAATAAATGTTCTGATTTTGTCGAACATAGCTCTAACCATATTAATTTCTTTTAAGAAACTGGATAGAACCCCTGATATAGATCCAGTCAAAAAGTTTAACGGTTCTAACAAATAACCCATAAAACTCGTCTGCATATTTTGGATACAATATACGAAATTACTATTAATATCATCGGCGAGAGGCATATACATTGGATTACAACGATATAAGGGCCAATTTGCTTTAATTTCTTGAAGACGACTAAAATAAAATACGCCAGCAACAAATACAGCTAGTGCTAAATTAACATATATAAAATAAATCCAATTTTTTCCAGATGGCATAACTTATATTATTATTATATAATTATAATAATAATTTAATAAATAAAATACGATTTTTACATTCTTCTACGCTTTGTCTTTCTTCTACTTGACTTTCTTCTTCTACTCGTCTTTCTTCGACGTCTTCTCGATTTACCTCCCATTTTGGTTGCGTCGGAATCAAACTTAGCATTTGCGGCTCCTTGTGTACTTGTTTGCGATAATGCTGCTACTTGTGCGTTAGGATCTGTTCCTGGGCCACTGGTGGAGTTATACTGCATTTGGAATTGAGGAACAGCAATAGCACCACCTCGTCGTTTTCTTCTTTTTCCACCAACCGCATTACTTAAAGCAGCCGTTTTTGTATTTGTATTATTAAATTCCATCAATGACGATTCTTTAGGGTTCGCACCTAACATTCCTTTTTGTGTGGGAAGCATTAATCCAGGAGTTGACATGAATATATATTATGTATTTATAATTTTTTTATAATAATAAAAATCTACATTTTATGAAAAAAGGTTTAAAAATAAGAATAATTATAAACAATATAGTATAATGGACGATAAACAGAGACTACAATTACACAACATGATTAAGACAAATAATGTAGAAGATCAAACGGAATTAATCCGCAATTTAAGACATAGTGTTATTTTGCGAAATGAAATAAATACCATGAATGAACTTAAGGCTAAATATCGAGATGAACCAGACATACTAAATGTCGAATGTATTAATGAATGTAATTTTTTATTCACTTATTACACTGATATTTTTAACAAAGTGAAAAAGGATGAAATCAGTGTACAAATTTTGAATCGATTTCTAGATGTGCTTAAGCAAATTGAAGATGGAGATTTAGATCAGCATGAAGGATCCTTTTTGGTTGGTACTATTTTAAAGGAATTATATGTAGATAGTGCTCTAAAAAAGGCTGATAAGTTGGATGAATTACATGAAAAAAAAGAGGAACCCAAAAAACCAGTCGTAAATATGTCTTGGAAACAGTTTAAGCAAAATAAATTATACACTAAATAAATTATACACTAAATAAATTATACACTAAATAAATTATACACTAAATAAATTATAAACAAAACAAAATGACATAAAAATATCTTTGTATATTTATGTAATTATGAGTAAAAAATATTCCACTACTACAACTCTTGTAATAGTAGAATCACCAGCAAAGTGTAAAAAAATTGAAGAATATTTGGGACCTGGTTATAAATGCGTAGCGTCTTATGGTCATTTACGAGAGTTACATTCTCTCAAAAATATAGACATTGAAAATAATTTTACACCAACGTATACAATTATTGATAATCCGATTAAGAAAAAACAAATAGAGTTTTTGAAAACAGAAATAAAAAAGGCCGATGAAGTCATCCTTAGTTGCGACGATGATCGAGAGGGTGAAAGCATTTGTTACCATATTTGTCAATTATTTAATTTAAACAGCGATACCACAAAAAGGATTATATTTCACGAAATTACAGAATCCGCCATTCAGCACGCAATTAAAAACCCCAAGACAATAGACATGAATATAGTTCACGCACAACAAGCGCGCCAAATTTTGGATTTGCTTGTAGGATTTAAAGTGACACCCATGTTATGGAAATTTATTTCAAAGAATTTTGAAAATTCTCTCTCAGCAGGTAGATGTCAAAGTCCAGCACTAAAAATAATTTATGATAATCAACAAGATATAAATAATATAGAGGAGAAAAAGTCGTATAATACTTGTGGGTTTTTTACAAATAAAAATATTTCGTTTGATTTAACTCCTCCAGGAAAATATGAAACAGAAGATCAAATGACCGATTTTTTGTACGGAAGTGTCGACTTTTCCCATGTATATACATGCTCCCAGCCAATAAAAGTATTAAGGTCATCACCAGAGCCATTTACCACGTCAAAACTACAACAGGCGGCAAGTAATGAATTACATTATTCGCCAAAAGAAACGATGAAGATTTGCCAACAATTGTATGAAGGTGGATACATTACATACATGAGAACTGATAGTAAGACATATAGTAAGGAATTTATTGATTCAACCAAAGAGTATATTTCGCGAAATTATGAACAAAAATATATTAATGAAACGATTGATAGTATGATCACAGGAGCAGTTAAAGAAATTGTACCTAAGAAAAAAACAAAAAATAACCTTATCAAAGATATCAAAGATATCAAAGATATCAAAGATATCGATAGTTTACGACAAGAAGCTCATGAGGCAATTCGACCAACAAATATTTCTCTCAAAGATCTTCCAGAAACAGAAGGTTCTAAAGAGAGAAGAATGTATAAATTAATCTGGGAAAACACTTTAGAAAGCTGTATGGCGCCAGCGTCTTTTTATTCTATTGTAGCAAAAATTTCCGGTTTTGATAATACCACTTTCACTTATACGAGCGAACAAATAGATTTCCCTGGTTGGAAAATAGTGTCTAAGAAATACATTCATGAAATAAATCCGGATAATAAAGAGTATCATTATTTACAGACAATCAAGCAACATTCGATCATGTCTTATAAGAAAATGTTCTCAAAAGTAACAATGAAGGGTCTTAAACAACATTATACGGAAGCCAGGCTCGTTCAACTATTAGAAGAAAAAGGCATCGGTAGACCATCCACTTTTTCAATGCTGGTTGATAAGATACAAGAGCGAGGATATGTCAAAAAGGAAGACATCAAAGGCAAACAAATTATATGTAATGATTATGAACTAGAAAATGGAGACATTTCCGAAATAGAAACAAAGAGAGAATTTGGGAATGAAAAGGGCAAATTAGTCATTCAACAATTGGGTGTTGTTGTGATGGAATTTTTAAATAAACATTTTAACGAACTTTTAAATTATGATTATACAAGACAAATGGAGGATGATCTGGATAAAATTTCCAAAGGGAAAAAGGATTGGGTAGAATTATGTAAAGACTGTAATAATCACGTAGATAGATTAATAAGTGGTTTAAAAGATGAAACCAAAATGGAAATTAAAATTGATGATAATAATACATATGTAATAGGCAAATTTGGGCCAGTTATAAAATGTTCGGAGATCAAAGACGGTAAAGAAGAGGTATCATTTAAGGCAATTAAAAAGGATATCGATATTCATAAAATAGAGCAAGGAGAATATAATTTGAAAGAAATAGTAGATACAACAAAAACAAAAAAAGAGCAACATATTTTAGGGCAGCACGAGGGTCATGATGTCATTTTAAGAAAGGGGAAATTTGGGTTATATATTTCTTGGGGTGAAAACTCAAAAACATTGAAGGAATTAGGTAATAGACCGTTAGAAAGTATTACATTTGATGATATTAGCAAATATTTGGAGGGCGGAAGTGGTATAATCAGAGAAATCTCCTCCAATATATCGATTCGAAAGGGTGCGAAAGGAGATTATATTTTTTATAAAACCTCGAAAATGAAAAAACCCCAATTTTTTGATCTAAAGAAATTTTATCATGTTACGGAAGAAAACTATAAAATATGTAATATTACTATTTTAAAGTCATGGATGAAAGATACCTATAATATATTTTAGATTGTATTTTTTAGATTATATTTTATATTGTATTTTAGATTGTATTTTATTTGAACCCTTGAGATAGTGTAAATTTGCGAGTAGATTGAGGCGCCAAACAACTAAATTCTAATGTAAACGTATAATCAAACACACCAAAATCAACAACTTTACCGGAATGGTATCTAAGTTTAAATTTTAATTTTCGGATTCTCTCTGCTGGAGGATCATATAATTTATAAGGAGATGAATCCTTATCAAACCACTGGGAGATAGGTGTGGTGGGAATAGATATTTTAGCAAAAGCCGAATTAACAATTCCATTTGTTTCGTTTGTATGAGTAGTAAATTTACTGAAATTATAAGGCGACGTTTCATCCATACAATTTTGTCCTGCGATTTCCATATAAAAATGAGATGGCCCCATCAAATTAATTTTAAAAGGGCATTCAATATAATACACTTGGGAGCCAGGTAAAGAAGAATTCGGCAATAACCAATAACCATTGTCGCCTATATTCACATCTCCGTAGTAAAAACGAGGAGTAAAATCAGTTTTACTTAATGCGTCAACATTACATCTTGTTAGACCTAAATTACCAGGTAAACCCCATTCACTAAAATCAGGAAGATTACTCCTTTTATAGCATTGGATATTCTCTCCGTAAATATCTTTATTAAGTTGCGTTTCATTTGTTAATCTAAAACCATCGCTTCTATTTCCAAACCAAATTTTTTGGTTTACGGAATTATATACAACGACAAAATTAGAATAACCGTCTTGTAATTTAAACTCATTTAACAATGTAGGGAATGTGCTTGAATTATAATTTGCTCCAGTTGTATCACTTAAGTATTCTGTAATACGAATAGTAACCGCCTCATTACATTTATTGGTTAGTTCATTAATCATTTGAGTTGGATTATAAAATCCTTCTTCAATCAGAATCGTGTAATCAACGTCTTTTGATAAAAATAGACATTTAAAAATCTCATTTTGTAAGGGATCACTATATGAATGTTCGCTAGGGTTGTATGGAACGGTGATTTTAAAGGTCATATTAATATTTGAACTCAATGCTGAAAATGTGCTATAATTAGACGGAAATGCCCACGTGGATAATCGAATAGATATTACATTTAACAAATCTTCTGGGAGTTCAATATCAAATTCACTTGAATTCGGATATTTAATGATATCTCTATCTTCAGAATGAATGGATACATATTTTTTATATAATACATATTCATTTGAATTCGGTATTAAAGGATGAGTTTGACTCACATTATATACTTTAGATTGTTGTGGTTGTCCTAATAAAAGTGAAATATTTCCTATGTTTGACATGTATATTATTATATTGCGATATAATAATATTTTTATATCATTATTATTATTTTTAGTTAAATAGTAAATAATAATTATTATTATATTATAAATATAACAATGTCTGGAATCATTTCATCAACTCCTAATTACGGTGGTAGACAACCAGAAAATACCGCATATATAAAACAATTTGTTTCCTCTGACACTGGGCTAGCTGTATGGGTTTATAAAAAAATACAAAATTCTTTGAATGTGTTTATTACGCCTGCAGATCAGAATAAAAATGTGTTAATACCCAAGGATTTAACCGTATTAGGTTCTATAAACAATCCATCCGATATTTCTTTAAAACATGATATTTGTCATTTACAAAATGATATAAGTGATAAAGTGTTAGATTTAAACCCAGTTAGTTATAAATACAATTTTCATGATGATAATGATAGTAATAATAAAATACATTACGGTTTCATTGCGCAAGAAGTAGAGCAACTGTTTCCAGAATTAGTTTTAAACAATTTAGTTGTGGAAGACAAGATGTATAAAACAGTTAATTATATCGAATTAATTCCCATGATGTTATCCAAAATGCAGAAAATGCAAAAAGAAATAGATGAGTTGAAAATAGCAAAATAAATATTATCAATATTATCAATATTATCAAAATTATCAAAATTATCAATATTATCAATATTATAAATATTATAAATATTATTAATATATAATAGATAATAGATGATGAACGAATGGTATTCAGGTATATATAAAGCGTTTATATTAGCCAGCGCAATAACCTTTATGATTAGTTTTTTCTCTACAGGTATGGTTTCATGGGGATCCATGATAGCCGGATATTCCGCATTAATTCTAGGCATAATGATGATTTTATTGATATTATTTATCAATATTTTTAGAGTGACTCAAGGAAATACAACACTTCAACTCATATTATCTATTTTAATGACTACCGGACCCTTTTTATTAATGCTTGGTATAATAGGATTTATATTGTATTTAATTATATTTTATAAAAACAACATAGTAAGAAATCGTGTATCTCCAAGTTATTACACATTTAGCAATATAGCAATCATATTATTGCTACTCCAAATATATATGGTCTATACAAATATCAGTTCAGATAGATTTATAAATACAGGTAAAATGTCACAATTAACATCTAGTATTGTATATTTACTGGATGTAATCGTTGGTATGTGTTCACTCATTCTATTCACGATATTGAAATACTTTACAACAGACGGTTAAAATTATATCCATATTATATCCATATTATATTATTTATTTTCGTATAAAATAAATAATTTGCCTTATTATATTGTGAAGACTTTAGTCGAAGGAATCTCATCTAATTATTTATTTTAATAAACTTGTAGGTCAGTCCATAATTTAATAATGTTTCCCAAATCCCAGAAATTTTTAAAATAAATAGACTATTTGATTTATTTGTAATATCATTAAACAATTTTATGTTTCCATTTTTTAATTGTTCTGATATTTTATATTGTGGAATCTTATGTTTGATGTCAATTTTCTTTAGAATATTTTCTTCTATTATCCTTATATTTTCAATTATATCTTTATGGGTATGCACATTAAAATTACATTTATATTTATTATAATATTTTTCGCATGTAATATCGTTTAGTGTAATCAGTAAATATACTCCGTTCAAAATAAGCTGATGGGTGGAATATAATATTCGAATAAAGTTACCTTCATTCATAATGTTATTTTTAATAGGTTCGCAAAAATATATATTTTTTTCCGCATATTGGTCAATTCGTTTTACAATGTTCATAATGATATAAATCCTATTATATATCGATTTTTGTTTTTAAGTTATAAAAAATACATAAATAGTTTCGTGTCCAAATTTATAACAAGTTATAAAAAGATATAACCAGTTATAAAAAAATAGAATAAGTTATAAAAAATATATAATAAGTTATAAACCCAAATAAAGAATGTTTCGATAATATAGTAATGAAATTTTATGAAACTCATTTTGAAGAATATATAACTGAAAACAATAGAGAAAATTTACATCCAAAACTAGATAAACTGTACAATAAATTTCCAAAAAAATTACAAAACCTCAAAAATGTCATTTTTTTTGGTCCTGATGGGATCGGCAAATATACGCAAATGTTAAAATTTATAAAAAAATATAGTTCAACAGAATTAAAATATGAAAAGAAAATGAGCGTGACGTATAATAAACAACAATATTTCTTTAAAATAAGCGATATTCATTATGAAGTGGATATGTCACTTTTGGGTTGCAACTCAAAATTGCTATGGCATGAAATTTATCAACAAATTATTGATAGCATATCAGCAAAGACAGATAAAGCAGGAATCATTGTTTGTAAATATTTTCACGAAATACATAGCGAATTATTAGAAAATTTTTACAGTTATATGCAGCAAAATAACGCAATATCCATTGATTTAAAGTTTATTCTTATCACCAAAGAACTAAGTTTTATTCCAGATAATATATTAAATTGTTGTGAAACGATCCATATTAGTAGACCTACTAAGAAAGCTTACACCAAATGTGTAAACAATACCTTACCGAATAATTTAAAATTAGAAAATATAACGAATATCAAAATTCTTCATTTGTATAACGAAGAATTAATGACACAGTATAAAATAATCTGTAACAAAATAATTAAAAGTATGATAAATATAAATGAGTTACACTTTTTAAAATTCAGGGATATTTTGTATGATATTTTTATTTATAATTTGGATATAACCGATTGTGTATGGTATATTCTCTCTTCATTGGTTGAACAAAACAAAATTAAGGATGAACATTTATCAAATATAATGATACAAACCTATTGTTTTTTCCAATATTATAACAATAATTATAGACCCATATATCATTTGGAAAAGTATTTATTTTATTTAACAAAATTGATCCATAATTTTTAGGCTTACATATTCCTTCGACTAAAGTCTTCGGAATATAATCGGAAAACTTCGATTAACATCTACGTTTTCCTCCAAAAAAACTATTTAGACAATTATTTACTTAAAGTTTATAATTCATGTACCTTAATAGGTGAATGAATTATAAAGAAGCTTTTGATATATTAGAAATAGATTCATCTGAAGTAAAATATAGCGATATTACTTTAAAATTGCTGAAGAAAAAATATCATAAATTAGCATTACAACATCACCCAGATAAAAACGATAATACTGATGAATCTACTGAAAAATTCAAACAAATAAATGAAGCCTATACATTTTTGAAAAGTGAAATAAAGTATTTAAATCCATCAGATTTTATAGAAGAGTCTGACAATGAGTCAGATACATTTACAAATAATTCATGGGATAATATTTTACAGCTATTTATGACAGGTATATTCGATGGAAAATATAATGAAATTATACTAAAAATTATAAAGGATGTTGTATTGGGTTTTTCTGATATAAAAAAGAATATTTCATTAAAATTATTTCAGGATTTAGACAAGGAAACATCTATGAATGTGTATACTTTTCTCTCTAACTATCGTTCCATTCTTCATTTATCTCAAGAAATGTTAGAGGAAATACGAGGAGTTGTTTTAAAAAAATATGATGATGTTAGCGTGTATAAATTAAACCCAAGTATTCATGATTTAATAAATAACAATTTATATAAATTATATGTTGATGATAAATTATATTTGGTACCATTATGGTATAATGAAGTATACTTTGAAAGAACTGAATTAAATGATAATACTGAAATATTAGTGATATGTGAACCTGAATTGCCGGAAGATATAAAAATAGATAATGATAATAATATTTGTATTGAAATAGAGGTTCAAATAGATGAAATGATTCGTTTAATGAAATCAGATTCGAATGTTTATATAAGAGTTGGAGAGAAAGAGTTTTCGATCCCAGTAAATAAATTATATATGAAGACTGAACAATATTATAGAATAAAAAATCAAGGGTTAACCAAAATTAAGAATGATATATATGATGTATCTGAAAGAGCGGATATTATTGTTAAAATAATGATTTGTTAAATATCACAAGAAAAAATTTCAAATAACCTCATATTTGGTTATTTGAAATTCTATAAATTTATTTTTTAGATTATTTGTAATTTTTGTTTTTATTTTATTTTTAGATTGTTTGTTTGTAATTTTTATTTTTAGATTGTTTGTTTTAGATTGTTTGTAATTTTTATTTTTATTTATGCTTCTGATTTAGTTACCTTCTTAACGATCTTCTTAACTACCTTCTTAGGCTCTTCTACAGCAGCAGCAGCTACAACAGGAGTAGGAGCAACTACAACAGGAGCAGGAGCAGGAGCAGGAGCAGGAGCAGGAGCATTATATTCTTCTACCTCTTCTTCCTCTTCGTCACTATCATCTACAATAGTACTAGACACGTGCTCTTCAACTACCTCTTCAGGTGGAGGCAATGCCTTAAGACGCTCCTTATCTTGAGTCTTCAATTTAATAAAGCAATGTCCTTCTAAAACAGACTTGGGCTTTTGAACAATCGCTTGCTTCAAATTCCAAGTAATAGAGAACTTTCCATTCACAAACCAAATACCTCCACATTGAATCAAACAAATGATATGAGTCTTGGGCTTCAAGAACTCCAATGGCGAGGACTGAACATTTACCTTACTAGTCAACAAAGGCTCTCCATCTTCATCATAAATTTCACTCTTCCAAACACCCTTCCAACAAGGGATCTTTACACTAACCGTTGGAGGTCTGTTATGATCAATCTCTGAAGTCCCCTTGACCTTAGGATATTTTAACATAGGATTAAATAGAGCATCAATGATGTCAATACTCTTATGTTGTCTTCCAAACCAATCCTTTGAATATAGAAGAGCATCCTCCTTCACCTTATTTTCTAAATTTTTCATTGATTCAAGAAACTTTTCTAGATCAGGAGTAGAATAATCAGCACTTGGAAATTGAAGACTCATAGAGTATTTACCAAGAGGCCTGCCTTCTTTATCTCTATTTTCATCAGCTCCCCATGTCAAAATGAGAGGAGTGGATATAGTGAGGGATTCCTTGAAATTTTTATTGTATAAATTTACTACCTTACCTCCTGACTCATGCGCCTTAGGAGCAGAGTAGGCAAACAAGCTGGTGTCAATATTAGTTCCGTCGATGATTCTGTCTGTCATTTTATTAGTATGAATTATATACTATGAATATCTTTAAATCAATTTTTTTTTAAATATAAAAGAAAATAAATTCATTTGTATAAAATATGTATGATCATATATGATGTAAATTATTTTCTTTTATTTTCTTTTATTTGAATACACTCGTGTTATATACATATTTTCGATTCGATAGTTTAAATTGTTGTAAAAATGACTCAAAAAGAAAATATCTATATATATATAAATACATACATGAGCTTAGTAAATAAAAAAAATAAAATAACCTCTACAAATATGGATGATTATATGATTAGTATTTCAAATAAGTATGAAAAAATAATACCTGTTATTAAAAATCCATTAAAAATAAATGATGAAGATATTATCATTCCAACGATACACAATTATAATGACATTACAAAATATAATTATAATATAAGTCAATTAAAAATATTGACAAAAAAATACAAATTAAAGGTTAGTGGGACGAAAAAAGAATTATTATCGAGAATTTTCGGATTTCTGTATTTATCATCCTATATAGTTAAAATTCAAAAGGTTTTTAGAGGAACCTTACAAAGAACATTAAATTTTCTACACGGCCCTGCTGCAATCAACCGAAAATTATGTACAAATAGTAGCGATTTTATAACCTTAGAACCAATTGAAGAAATAGAATACAATCAATTTTTTAGCTATAAAGATGTAGATGGGTTTATTTATGGTTTTGACATTGTTTCTCTCTACAATCTAAGTTTTAATAGTGGAGTCGAAGTAAAAAATCCATACAATCGCTCAGCCATACCTATTTTGGTATTAAAAAATATTAGATCTACTATAAAGTTTAGCTCAATTTTAAAAAAGTATATAACTTTACAAATAGAAGATGACACAATAAATATATCAGGAGAAAAAGCAATTGAATTAAGAACTCTAGCATTATTTCAAAATATAGATGCTTTAGGAAATTATAGTGACCCTCAATGGTTTAATTCTTTATCGAGAAACAATATTATAAAATTTGTGAGAGATTTAAGTGATATTTGGAATTATAGAGCTCAATTAACAAATGAAGTGAAACGAAAAATCTGCCCTCCAAATGGTGACCCATTTAGGAATTTAAGTATGCCATATATTCACACGGAAGGTAATATGAATAATGTTAGAAAAGTTGTGTTAGAAGTATTAGAAAAAATGGTAAATTCTGGTGTAGATCAAGATAGTAGATCTTTAGGATCATATTATGTGCTTGGTGCTCTAACATTGGTGAATGAAACAGCTGCTACATCGCTTCCTTGGCTATTTCAATCAGTGAGTTATTTTTAAAGATATGTAGGTAAATATCAGTACCATATTATCGTAACAATATATATTATTTGCGTAAAATAGCTTAAAAAGTTATTATTTAGATATAGTATAATAAGATGGCTAAATCAAAGACTCCCAAGACTACCGAGACTGAACAAGTCGCTGCTGCTGCTCCTGTTGTTGCTTCTGTTGCGCCTGTAGAGGCAAAGGCACCTAGAACCAAGAAGGCGAAGGTCGATGCTGCTCCTGCTACTGCTCCTGTTGCTGCTGCTGCTCCTGCTCAAGAAACTGAGCCTGTTGTTGCTGCTGCGCCCACTGATGGCGAAACTCCCATTGCCGAACAATCGATCGAGTTCCTTTCCAAGCTCCAACAACTTGGCGTTCTCATCTCTTCTTTGAAGACTGAATACCGCACTCTCGAGAAGAAGTGGACTCGTGAGCTCAAGACTGCGCAAAAGCAAAGTTCCAAGAGAAAGCGAAAGGCTGGAAATCGTGCTCCTTCTGGATTTGTCAAGCCCACTCGCATTTCCGACGAGCTTGCCACCTTCCTCGAGAAGCCTTCTGGTTCTGAGATGGCGCGCACCGATGTTACTCGCGATATCAACAAGTACATCCGCGCACACAATCTTCAAGATAAGGAGAATGGTCGCAAGATCAACCCTGATACCAAGCTTACTGCGTTGTTGAAGCTTAAGAAGACCGATGAGCTCACTTATTTCAATCTCCAAAGATACATGAGCCCTCATTTTGCCAAGGCAAATGCTGCGGTTGCCACTGCTTAAACACCTTGTAAATTAATAGATTAAAATACAATAAAAAGTAAAAATCCAACAAAACAAAACAAAACAAAACAAAAATTAAAAAATATAAATAAAACAAAACAAAATAAAAATTATATGGTCCAACAGACTATATAATTTATTACATTATTATTTCTGAAATACTTATTATATATAAATACTCTATAATGAGCAGTCAACAAGAGTTATCTCAATATATTGGGTTCAGAATAAATGATTTAAATAATAATTATAAAATTAACTGTATGAATCGTGTACAATATTATAATAATGTAATTAACTCGTTGATGCGATCTAAAATAATCAACAAAACACAACAATATAATATACTTGTTTCAAATTATAACACAGATATCAATAATTTAACAAAAAAATTAAATGGTGATATAGCCTTTATCAAAAGTTATAAACCAGCACAAATTAAAATGGAAAAGAGCAAAAAGGCGCTATTAATTGGAATTAATTATACTGGGACCACAAATCAATTAGACGGTTGTATAAATGACGTGGATTCAATAACAGAAAGAATTAGTAAAAATGGATTCAATACAATTAATAAGTTAACTGATTTAACTCTTAAAAAGCCATCCAGAGAGAATATCTTAAACGAATGTAAGAATTTACTACTTAATTCACAGAGTGGAGACCTATTGTTATTATTTTATAGCGGACACGGTTCTTATATATTAGATAAAAATGGTGATGAAGCAGATGGATATGATGAAATGATCGTTTCGTCTGATTTACAAGGTATAACCGACGATGAATTAAAATTATTGATACAGACTTATTTGAAAAAAGACGTTACGCTGGTCGCCATTTTTGATAGTTGCTTTAGTGGATCTGTTTTAGATCTAAAATATCAATATTTGGATAGTTTGAATTATGATAAATATACCGAAAATGCTAAAAATAATGAGACTCTAGGAAATGTGTTTATGATTAGCGGATGCAATGATGAGCAAACTAGCGCGGACGCAAATATAAATAACAAATTTAATGGAGCAATGACCTGGTCCTTATTAGAAACACTAAAAACAAAAAACAACAACAATAATATTAGTTGGAGAGATTTATTGAAAGGAATGCGCGATTTATTGAAAACTTCGCAATTTTCTCAGATTCCTCAATTATCATCAGGTTGTTTTATTGATATAGACTCAAAAGTGTTTATTTAAGCTTTATTATTTATTATTTATTATTTATTATTTATTATTTATTATTTATTATTTCCTATTTGATATTTTTTCAAAATCTTCAATGCTATCATCATCAGAATCATATAATGACATAGCACATATTAATTCTGTCTCGGTAATATGTTTTTGATAATATAATATCATTTTTGGCGTCACTCTAATTTCATTGTCTTCAATATAATATTTTGAATTTAGTAAATACCTTACAGCAAAAGTTGCGTCTATTATTTGTGTTTTCACAATATCTACCAATTTAATGGCATATATACATTGTTTCAGAGTCTCTCTATCATACTTATTGTTATGTAAATCTAACATCTATACATAACAATAAATAATAATAATAAAAAAAATAAGCGAATAAGGCAAATAATAATAATAATAAGAGCAATAATAATAAGGCCAATAATAATAAAGCCAATAAAATATATTACAACGTTTTAATTTTTGTAGGAAATATAAATCCATCTGTTTTTAAAATTTCTTTCATTTCCGAATGGATAATAGGTCCATTTATTATTTTAATTTTTTCAAAAATTTTTAAATTATCATGATTATAATGAATATCATCCGTATCAATATCAAACATTTGGTATATTTTAATTAATAGATCATAATTTTTAATATAATCTGTATGTTGAATCAACCAATTATAAAATCCATATTCAGTTGTTTTTTTATGATATTTTTTGAACAACTTTAATGTATTATATAAATTGGGTGTATTACTTTCAATCCGGATCTCCTCTCCAATAGTAGTACAATCATGATTGATATTATAATCCGTCCCAGACAAAACACATATTTCTCGCAATTCTTTTTGTGTAACACCTAAATTATCTAATATCCCTTTTTGATCATATAATACGGCTGTATGATTTAATAGACTTAAATATCTGATTACGCGAGTAGAACCATACACAAACATATCCATATCCTCACTTAAACAAGCCCATACTTTATTTTTAATAACTAAAAGTGCGCATAATTCGTCTGCTTCTCCAGGTGCGTCGTAATAGGTAGCACCATATGATCTAATTAAATTTTTGACATCATTTACATGATTCTTACTTATATGAATAAATTTTCTCTTCAACATATCCATCGCATTAATAATATCCTGCTTTTCATGATCATCTATATTTATATTCGTATCTAATTTATTTTTTAGAGTATTGTATTCATCTTCCGCTTCTAATTTATTCTCTTTGCGTTTTTGTAATAGTTCCTTTTTTTCAGCTGGAGGCTTACCATCAAAAACAAATATCGGAATTATATTGTAATACCTAAATACAGATAGCATAAGGTACATATTCTCTATCAAGGTATTATCCGCCGCATATTTATACATATAAATACTAATATCCACTGCTATCTTTTTACCAGATAATTCCGAAAGAGATATAAACTTTATGGAGTCCTTACACTCCTCTTTTAAAAATTTATTTAAATGTTTAATCCCCATTCTATTTTATTTTGTTTGTTTTGTTTATTTTTATAAATGATAATTATGAGCGGATTTTATTTCAATTTTATTTTTATGATTACATATAGTCGTTATAACGATAATATGTAATCATAAAAATAAAATTGAATCAAAATAAGTCACCCTTCTAAATGTAAAATGAAAACCAGAAGTCAGAACAAAACAGACACCTTACCGCTAGATATTATTATAAGCGAGAATGTTAATACTCGCACTGATATTATGGATATTATACCTGATAATATACATAATGTATACGATGTTAATATAGATTTTGACGAAGCTAGTGCCGCATGGCGAGCAAATAAAAAATCCTCTGGAAATGGCTGTTATAAATATATATGTTGTCAAAAAACAATAACAGGAAAGCACTGTAATAGAAAATGTTTGGCTAATATCGACTACTGTAAACTTCACAATAAACTTCTACCCAAGCTCACATATACTCATACGTAAATTAGACATTATAAATTTATTCGCAATAGAATTTCTATTTTTTTTTGTACGTAACTCGATTAAAAATTGCTGGGTTTGATCAACGCCTTCAAGCATTGATTTTGTTTTATAATTTCTCTCTATAAGTCTGCAATATTCTGTCTGATTCGACAATGTTTTTTTAAATTGTAAAAGGGATAAATTGTTTGTTTTACACCACGATAAAAAGCCTTGATAATTATTTAATAAAATTGTTTTTATAACATAGTATGATAACACGTTTGTTTTTTCTTTGTACATAGTTTCTCTCAAAATTTTACTATGTGGGGTTTTCGAATAAAGATCATTATATGATAGACCCATAAAATGAAGGGTTTTCACCAGTTGAAAAAAACTATATGATCTTTCAAAATTGATGAAAAACTCCGCATTTAGTAGAAATTCGTCAATATTATTTTTATTTTTAAGCTTAAAAAAACTACAGAATAGAGCATTCATAATTTCCGCCCAAAGTTCGGTGTATGACTCGTATAAATTAACAGTTGAATCTACTGGAAATAGATTCAATATATCTCGCGTGCATTGACTATTATTCATATCGGAAAAATCCAAACCAAAATTATGAAAGGTTTCGTGAATAAAAACTTTAAACCATTCCTCCTTTCTAAATACGACAATCTCCGAATCTTTTGGGCATGTTTCGGTAAAAGCCGTATTTACATTATTCTCATCTAAAACCATTATATTTGAGTCTGGTAATTGTTTTTCCAATGAAGTGAAATAAAAATACACGACCAACGTGTTCGAACATTGTTTGGAACTATATTGGTTTAATATATATAACCACATAATAATACTATCAACATATTGATTATACGTTTCTATTTTTGATTCGATATGATCATCCTCAACGGTAAATATTATTTTAATATTTCGATGAAAGAGAGAAAAAGTATAAGTTATTTCAGCCATGGCTGATTTATCAATATGTTTCCGGATCTCTTCTGGAAAGTGTTTTGAGTTAAAATTGCGAGGTTTTACGATCTGATACGCGCTTACTATTTTTTTAATGTTTATATCATAAAAAGCGTCACCTTTTGCTTGTTTTACAGATAAAAGATATTTGTAAGCGTTTAAAATATCGACGTATAATTCGCGCAGTATTTTATTTGTTTTATCTGTTTGGCGAAAATGATGAATATAATTATTTTTAGTTAAAAAGGACATTAATACTTTACTTTTTGGCGATAGTTTCATTCTTATAATATTACAATATTAATATTATTGGTGTAATTCTAAATAATTTACATCATAAATAATATTCATGTAAATTATTTATATAAATATACGAATATACTAATGTTCCAGCGTATAGAGAGATAGAGAGTTATGTATAAAAAATATAAAAATATAATATAAATATATATTTTTATAGAATAGTATAATGAATAAAGCTAGTCCCAAAAAATTGGCGGATTTATTTGATACTTTTTTTAGATCAGATGAACATGCCAAAAAAGTAAGTATTGTTTTAGATATTTCTACTATTTATGTTATTTTTTTGTTAATGAAACATTCACCGGAATTGTTAAATGAAATAGAACTAGAAGTGGTTACTATTGCGAATAAAGATATTAAATTAAATTATATTAATTACAAAAATATGTTACATAAAATGACGCAAAAATTATGTACATTTATTTTGAATTTGAAAGAAGTAATGTTTGAAAACAAAGAGTGTACTTCTATATGTTCGCGATTATTTAAATATATAATTCATATTTTGGTATTTGAAGACCGGATTAAGGTAGAGGAAGAAATAAAACCTACCTTTTTACATGTATCTGATAAAATGGTAGATGAAACGGTACAATTTTTGGTTTATCCAATTCCAGATAAAACAAAACAATTATCTAAACCGAAGGGATGTTTTGATTGCGTCTATTAGATTAGATTAGATTAGATTACCTATGGTCCATATATTTATGGTTCGCTGCGTCTAATTTTGTCACGAATTAACATTAAATCGTCATATATAACTGGAGGCGATCCTTTGCTATAATAGCTCAATTTCGCCTTATTTGTAGCTAACAATAACCGTTTTAGTTCTTCGTTTTGTGTAAATTTCGCATACTGAGCCGCATACATTTCTTGTTTATGTCTTTTTCCAAAAAAATCCGGATCTACTTCCACCTCAATAGGTCTTACTAATAGATTCTTTAATTTACCAGTTTTACCTCCGGCTGCTTTAGCAAGTAATGGATCTTTTGATCTTTCTGTATTTGAATCAAGAGAGAATCCAAGATAAAATTCCGGATTGGTTTTTTTAAATTTAGATCCCTGATAATAGTGTTCGACGCTTGCCCATTTATGGTTATCTAATGTGAATGGTTGAATCCATAGATTATCCAATTTTTTCCGCCATTGTGGAATAGTAGCTAATTCTTTAAACTCACTCAACACATCATTTGCTATTTTCTCTCCTGCTCCTTTTCCAGGAAGAGGTTTATCATTCGATTTTGTGTAAAATATGAATGAAACATCGTCATCGTACAATCCTCTTAATTTCGATTCACTTAAATCATCATAATCTGGTTCTACTGGTTCATTCGTTGGTTTTTTATGAATAGATTTAAAATGTTGAAAATCCGGAATTAATTCAAAAGGACCTGCGCTCTTTTCCATGCATTTATCTACCACCAATTTTTTAATATCATACGGTATTTCTTTAAATGTAAAGATCATTTTCTTTTTATATCCAACGGTTTTATAATGTGAACCGGTATAATCAACCATTATGTAAAACTCTGGGTTAAACACACCTTCATTTTCCAGTTTTTTATCGTTTAATTGTCCACATTGTAATACATTTTTTATATCACCTGCTTTGTATGCTTCACTTGATAAAATAATAAACTTAATGTTCAATATTCTCTCTAAGGTTGATATTGCCCACGTTTCTGCCCAAAATTCACAACTGCGAATCTTCTTTTTAAATTTCTCCAGCGTATCTATGCCTTTCATAAATCTATACTCTTTCAACATATCAGAAGTAACCTTTTTCTCTTGGACCAGTTTATCATGCTCTTTTTTAACTGCTTTGGCGTTTTCTGAAAGGATTTTTTGTTCATTGCGATCTATTAGGCTCGCGAATTTTTGCTTTAATATGATATATTCGGCCTCTAATTCCTTGATTTTATTTGTATCAGATAATATGGACGTATTATACATGTCATAATGATTTTTGTATTCAGTAAAAATAGTCTCATCTGCTTCAGCAGATAATTTTGTTCTTATTTTGTTAACAGAGGTTTGTTGAGCTATACTAGAAAACGCGTCTCTTACTGTGGCAAATAAACAATCACCGCCTCCTTCATTGTCTGTTATTACATAATTATTGTTTTTCATAAATTTTTCTAGCCAATTATCCGATGGAGATTCGTGATATTTTTCTTTAATATCCTTTGCGGCCTTATGAGACTCTTCTTTTAACTGAGGAGGGATGAGTACTCCTTTTGTCAATATAAATATATCCTTTCTTGCTTCCGGAATATCATAATGCTCCATATATTTTGATTCCGCTTCTTCTTCCTCTTCTTCTTCCTCGCTGTCTTCTGCGTCTGTTTTATTTTCTTCGTCCCCTTTTTTCCCTGTTTCAACTCTTCTAAGAGGAACATCCGGCTTCATTTTTAATTTATTTAACATGGCGTCTGTTACAAATTTATAAATTAACGGTTCATTAAGTTTTTCAACATCCAAATTATTCGAATCATCCAAATAAGTAATATAATCACTCGCCTTTAGTTCATATACACCTATTTGAATGACTTTATTATTATGTTTAACTAAATAAATTGGAAAATATAAAATATTTTCGGCTTCGTATGTATTTTTCGCATTACCAACCGCAATAATAACATCTACGCCTAATATTTCTAATTGATATAAATTTGCTTCCATTTTTAAATCACTTGAGTCTACACTTTTTAATTCAGGATAACTTACTTTATTGTTAATTTTTGATAACACCATATACTTTAATATGATATTTTTTATTTAATAGTTTTTTTACCATAATACATATTTCTTCATAAACTTGTCATTTTTTAATTCGTTTATATAAAACCACATATTGTGTCTTCTGAAAACAATATCTTGATTCATAGTTTCATTTTCAAAATTTATTAATATATTTATTATTTCGTCTTTATTACATTTATATGCCTTTAACCCTTTTGATATACCGTAAAAATCACATATTAACATCAGCTGTTTAACTGTATAATTTATCTGATAGTTTACGGTATGAGTCATGAATAAAATATCATATTTTTTTTCGGTTAATTCATTATTTTCGGTTTCTGTTATATTTAAAAATTCGGATAGATCGAGTATATCATTGTGTGAATCCTCAGTTTCATCTAAAAAAAAATTTATATTTTCATTATCATCATTTGCCATTTATTTATGTATACAAACAAAACTATATTTAAATATTTATCGATTATAGTATTTAACTATATTTTGCTCCACTTTTTTAAAGTGGTTTTGCTCTAATTTTTAAAGTGGATTTGCTCTAATTTTAAAGTGGATTTGCTCTAATTTTAAAGTGGTTTTGCTCTATTTTTAAAGTGGTTTTGCTCTATTTTTAAAGTGGTTTTGCTCCACTTTTTCTAAAAGTGGAAAAGTGGAATTACATATCAATCATATCCATAAACTTGAAAATGGTCTTATTTGTTAAACTCTTATAATCTTTTACCTTACAATGAGCCAATTTTTCAATAATCTCAATAATGGTCATATTATCAATTTTTTCGTATGAGCAACTAGATTTATCGTAGATTTCTTTTTTATATAACAATGATATGTTTTCTGTAATTTCGTCTACTTCATTTTTCTTGTTTTCTTGCGAAATAAATGTATAAATCTGAGACATTAAATTTCGAGTGATGAGAATAATTTGCTCTTTACTAATAATATTATTGTTCATTAAATTGACAAAGAATGAACTAAGAGCTCTTCTTTTTTCATTATCCTTCGTAATTTTACAAAATTGGTCATAATCGACAGCCGGATCAACATATTCGATTACATTAAATAACCCCATAAATTTTGTAAAACTATCCTCAAATACAGATCTCATTATCTCATATTTACTGATTAAATCAGAATACAGCTCCGCATAGGTCTTTGAAAAGAATCTATTATTTGACGCAATATCAAATATGGTTGTTCCGACACGATTCAAATCCTCACTACTTATATTTTTAGACAATAATAATTCGATTACATCCACAATTTTATTCCGCATATCAATATAATTTTTATCAGTCAATTTATTCAAATAGGAACGAATCATATCAAGTTCAACATCAAGACCAACCTTTTCTTCAAGTACAGTTGTCTGAAATGTTCTCACCGCGTTCCAATCTTCATCATTCAACTCTGAATTTTTATTTTTATTTTTATTTTTATAATTTCCAGAGTCTTTTTGACTAAAATTAGAGTCGGCTTTCATAAAATTTTCTCTTTTTTGAAATACTGGCGTTTTTACATAAGTTGGTGAGCCAACCTCAAGGGCCAATTCGGATATAATCCGCACAGTTTCCTCAGGCAAATTATAATTAAATCCGTTAAAAGTAATTTCATTGAATTCATTTAGAGTATATCTCATAACTGTTGCCATTTTGTATATTGATATAATAATATATACTACATTTATATCAATTTTTTTAAAATATAATAATACTGTTGTAAATAATAGCGTTGTAAATAATAGCGTTGTAAATATTATTAATCATATTATACAAACTTAAATAGATTTATATTATATTATTATATGAATCTGTTAAGTGGAAATGATCTGACAAACGAGGTAACAAATGAAGATGTAACTGGATCTTCATATGAATTTAATTCATGGGACGAATTAGAAATTGATCCGGATATATTAAGAGGAATATATGCGTTTGGGTTTGAATATCCAAGTCCTATTCAGAAAAAAGCGGTCCGCGCAATTATTGAAAAAAGAGATGTGATAGCTCAAGCTCAATCAGGAACCGGTAAAACAGCCGCATTTGCTATAGGAGCATTATCTCAAATCGATTTAAACGATAATAGTACCCAAGTGTTAATTCTTTCACCTACCAGGGAATTGGCTACTCAAACAGCGAATGTTGTTTCTAGCATTGGTAGTATGATGAAAGGATTACGAGTTCAAACCGCATTTGGAGGACTCGCGAATGAAGATAGTAATGGATTCTCAACTAAAAATTTGCCACATGTTATGTGTGGTTGTCCTGGACGAGTTCAAGAAATGTTGTTTAAAAATAAATTTACGGCAAAAAAAATAAAAATTGCTATTCTGGATGAGGCAGATGAAATGTTATCGGCCGGATTCAAGGAACAAGTATATAATATATTTCAATATTTTAACAGTAATATACAGATTGTATTAGTTAGCGCCTCATTACCAGATTATGTACAACCTATTATACATAAAATTATGCGTAATCCTGTAAAAATTTTGGTCAAGGCGGAGATGCTTACTCTAGAGGGTATCAGTCAATTTTATATTGCCGTAGACGATGATAGACAAAAATATGCTACACTAAAAAATTTATTTTCATATCTGTCTGTTTCTCAATGTATTATTTATTGTAATAGTGTAAAACGTGTGGCGGATCTATATGAAGCCATGAAAGACGACGATTTCCCAGTTTGCTGTATTCACAGTAATATGGATAAATCGTCAAGAGATAATGCTTTTAACGATTTTAGAATGGGTAAATCACGTGTTTTAATTTCATCAAATGTTACTGCTCGTGGTATTGATATTCAACAAGTGAGCGTTGTTATCAATTTTGATATTCCAAAATGTGTTAATACGTATCTTCATAGAATTGGTAGAAGTGGACGCTGGGGAAGAAAGGGGGTGGGTATTAATTTTATTACGCGCCGAGATATTTCTAAACTAAAGGAAATTGAAGCGCATTATTCGTGTCAAATCAAGGAGATGCCTCTTAGTTTAGATTTTCTTCAACAAGCTTAGAAAAAAAAAGAAAAAAAAGAAAGAGAAACCATTAAAAGAAACCGTATTCGTAAAATAAATTTATTATATTTCTCGCTTAAAATATAATAAATAATGTCAAAGTTGAATGAAATTAATAATTATTTCAAGTTACCGATTTATTATAACGATAAAAAAATGAGTTTAAAAAAAAACATTATAGATGATTTAGAATTAGTTAAAACTATTGATGGCTCATGTAATCCAATTTATTCTTATTGTTTTAATAACGATAATGATTTGTCTAAAAAACTGAATGATCAAATTTCGGAATATTATACAACAGATACGGCTTTTTTAAAAGAAAATCAACAATTGTTAACAGAATACAAAGGACTACCAAAAAAATATACCGACACCGCACCAAATTACAAAAAAATAATTGATCTATGGGATGAAATCAAGAATGATACTAATTTCAAGGAAAAATATTACTATATCGATTGGTCTATGTTAGAATTTCTTAACAAATCGGAACAATTTCTTCAATTTATAAGTTTATACAATATAGCTTCACCATTGATTTCATTCTTTATACCAATCATCATATTAATTGTACCCTTTTTTGTTATTCGATTGAAAGGATTGGTTCTGACGATAGATGAATATATAGACGTTTTAAAAGTCGTCGTATCGAATCACGCAATTGGAAAATTATTCACACAATTTAACGATGTAACTGCTAGTGAAAAGATATATATGTTAGTATCTGCCGCGTTTTATTTATTTTCGATATATCAAAATATTATGGTATGTATGCGGTTTAATAATAATATGATAAAAATTCACAGTTACTTCAAAGAAATAAACGACTATTTAGATTGTACTATCAATTCAATGGATAATTATTTGAAATATTCTACAAATTTCGCGACACACAAAGAATTTAATCGCATCGTAAATGAGAAAAGACAAGCTTTAACAGAATTTAAACGAAAAATCACAGATGTAAGCGACTATAAATTAACAAATTATAAAAAATATTTCGAAATAGGTCATATATTAAAATGCTTTTATGAATTATATGAAGACAAAATATATAATGACGCATTCATGTATTCTTTTGGGTTTAATGGATATATTGATTGTATTGAAGGGTTAGCTACAAACATTGAAGAGAGAAAAATGTCGTTTGTAGAATTTATCGGAGACAACAAAAAGAGTGTTTTCAAAAAGAGCTATTATGCATGCTTAAAAGACGATACTCCGATCAAAAATACCGTGAAACTGAATAAAAATTTAATTATAACTGGACCAAACGCATCTGGTAAAACGACTACACTTAAGTCGACGTTAATTAATGTTATTTTTAGCCAACAATTTGGATGTGGATTTTATGATTCTGCGAAACTGGCTCCCTTTAACCATATTCATTGCTATTTAAATATCCCAGATACATCTGGTCGAGATAGTTTATTCCAAGCAGAGGCTAGACGCTGTAAAGAAATATTGGATATTGTTGATATAAACAAAAAGGATTCACACTTTTGTGTATTTGATGAGCTTTATTCCGGTACAAATCCAGAAGAAGCTGTTACTAGCGCAACCGCATTTATGGAGTATTTAATAAAGAATAAAACGGTGTCGTGTTTATTGACGACGCATTTTGTAAAAGTATGTAAAAATTTGAAGAAAAACAAACAAATTTTAAATTGTCATATGGATACAACGAAAACAAATAATAAAATAAATTACACCTATAATTTAAAAGATGGGATTTCTGAGGTAAAGGGTGGCATAAATGTTTTATGTGACATGAATTATCCGAAAGAAATAATTGAGAATACTATTGGAGGAAAACGTAGATGTTAATCGAAGTTTTCTTATTATATTCTGAAGACTTTCGTCAAAGGAATATGTAAAAAAACAAAATAGAAAATAGGAAATAGAAAATAGTAAATAGAAAATAGAAAATAGGAAATAGTTAAAAATTAGTATTATAATATTATATTTAACAATATATAGTTTACATGTTTCAATTTTTTGCCCACATTTTATGTTATGATATATGGTTTTATATGATACATATTTTATTACACAACAAATTCTATTCTGTGCATACATATCACCACTATAATTGGAAACCAACATTTTTGGATTTTTATAGTAGCCATTGGAGTGAAACGTATTCACAATATATAGGTATTATGTTGCCACTATTGTATTACAAATATTTATATACTCAATTTTTATATGCTATGATATTTGTAAACGTAAGAGGTATTCTGAAACATGATGAAAGAACCAATTTTATTTTTGGGAATCATCATATGCTACATCATAAATATCCGAAATATAATTTTGGAGAATATTGGATCGATTATTTAGGTGGAACGTTGTATCCAAATAAAGAAGAATATGTGTACGGATTAATAAAAATGTAATTTATTTGAAAATGAATTCGTTAGGTAATCAATTAATTTATATATTCTTTCTGTAATAATAAAATGCCATCTTTAACAGAGTTATTCAATTCAACATTTTTAATGTTTTTAGGAATATTATTGCTGGTTATAGCCTTAGTAGTAGTTTATTTTGAAAGCAAATTTAGAGACCAAAATCATAAAATATCGTCTATGTTGAGCTTAGTTTCTTCTTTAGCAGAAGAATTAAATGGAGTGAAATATGGGTTTAATAATATGATGCGAGGAGCAAATATGATGGGTGGCGCAAATATTTCAACAAATATGCCTAATCATAATATAGAACAGCCATCTCAAAATAATAATTTAATCCTTGTTTCTGATGGTGAATCCGATGAAGAAGATGATGAAGATGATGAAGAAGATTCATCATTAGGTTCTGACTCAGACTCAGACTCTGTCTCTGATGACGAAATAGAAGAAAACAATGTAATTGAAATATCAGAAGTTAAGGATAATGTCAAGGTTTTAAAGTTAAATATTAACAGTAGTAAAAATGACAATGACACTATAAGTGAACTTATGAATGATACAAATTTTGATATTTTAAATGATGTAAATGATTTAGATGGTTCTGAATTAGATTCTGATTCAGATTCGGAGTCTGACTCTGATTCTGAGTCTGATTTGGCATCGGATGATAATTCAGAATCAGAGTCTAAGACAAAATCGAATAAACCTTCTGGACTCAAGAAGGAAAAATTAGAAGAAGTCAAAAATGAAAATTTAGAAGAAGTAGAAGATATTAACAATATTTCCACATTGGATTTAAAAACGATTCATATTTCTATTCCTAATTTAGAAGATTCACAAAACGCAGAATTAATCGACTATAGAAAATTCTCTCTAACCAAACTTAAGAATGTGGTGGTGGAAAAGGGTTTAGTTACTGACTCTTCAAAATTAAAGAAACACGAACTACTTAAATTGCTTGGGATTGAATAAGAATATTATCTAGTAATAGTATAACATGAGTTGGGCACAATGTTTTAGTGGTTCTAATAATATTCATTTTAATTTTCCACCAATTATGGCAGATGGACGAAATTATGCTTCTTGGCAACCAGAAGCTGTAGTGAACGAAAGGATTCAGAAACAAGAAGGAATCCGATCGAATTGGACTTATAGACAATATTTACAGAATAACGGACTTCAAATTATGAAATATAATTCAGCGGAAGCTTGCTATGAATTAGGTCTCGATCCTCATACACAAATTGGCACTACTCCTTCAACAAATGTACCATATCTATTACAATCCACTTTTGATACAGGTAAACCTGGTTATGGTTACTCTACAAGTGATCTGAAAAATCCTTATATAAGTAGGGAACAATTAAACGCAAGAATGATTTCGCCATCGGTAAATCCTGCGAATTTTCATCAAAAGTAATTTTATTGTCTCTTTTCAATCCATTCTTTAGATTATTTTTATAAAATTTATAAAAATAATGATTTTTTATCGATGAATCCTTCACTAACGTTATCGCTTCGCAGAGGAATCTAGTCGCTTTCCGCTCTGCTTAAGACCTTCGCTAGCGCTACGGATCGCTTCAAACAACTTTAAACAATATTGGTTTACCAGTATTAGTCAACATTTTGTTGCTCGTGCTTGTTATTCTATTATTTGTTGGAGTGAAATTAATAGATTTATTTAGAGTTAACACACTATACTTTGCATCGGTAGAATCATTACAAAAATCATTTAATATTGTTACTGTTCCAATATTAGTACTGATTTCTGATTCGGTGACGCCAAGAGTTTTTAATTTAGCAGTGTTATAATTTGCTTGTTGTAAGTCATCTAATGTATAACCTGCGTCTTTTATGGCATTATAACGGATAGTTCCTGAGGCATCTATTATATTTTTAATAGGTATATTTGCTACACGAAGGTCCGTTAGTGAATATGTATTGCTTGATAAAATGTCACTCATATAACCTAATGAACTCAATTGAGATATTGTATATATTAGTTTTAAATCATTTATCGGATATTTAGTAAATGTAGGACTAGTAGGGAAATAACTAATAGTTTTAAAACCTAATGTATCTAAACTTGGCCAATAATTCACTGTTGTTAAGGCGCACGATTGAAATGATGTGGGACTAAGTGTTGTTAATCCATATCCTAAATTAACAGTTCTTAAACCAGTACAACTTTTAAACGCAAGAGGGCCGATGGTTGTAACACTATTTGAAATGGTCACTGTAGATATATTACTACAGCCTTGAAACGCGCTATTGCCAATAGTGGTAACATTCGTTCCTATACTAAGATTATTCAAATTAGTACAGTTAATGAACGCATTATCATCTATATAAGTAACATTATAATTAGTACCATTATAATTTACACTGGAAGGAATTTGTAAAATCCAATTTGCAGGCGCTCTTGAAAATTTTGTAATGGCAGCAATACCAGCTCTCGTTGTGTATATAATATTATTAATTATAAAATTACCTAAAGGGGTTATTTCCACAGTTGTATTACTGATTACTGTTTTTCTTCCAAACGGATCTGTATATTGTACTTGAAGGTATATATTGTAACCAACTGAGTCAGTTGTTAATACTAACGTAGAATTTGTAGCGCCAACAATATTTGAAGAAACGTCGCTGCTATTTATTTTTACCCATTGATAACTAATATCTGTTATAGGTGTATCAATATCAATAAAAGTTGAACTGAGGGTTTGACCCACTTCAAACCTTCCATTTACAGTTGTAATAGTTGTTAGAGAACCTGGGTCATCAATATCTGCCACGGCCGTTGTTGGACCACTTGTTGCGGTGGTTGCTCCAAAATAATCAGTGTAATCTATTTTACATTTTACATATTTGCGTACATTTTCCTGCGTTAATTGGTATGTAGCATTGGTTGCTCCAGCAATTGCGGAATATGATCCGCCAGCCGAATCAGACGATTGCCATTGATAACTGATACCTGATATAGGAGTATCAAAATCATATAGAGACGCAGTAAGAGTTTGCGTCTGAGTGACTGTTCCGGTTATTGTTACTATGCCAGGGTTGTTCGTAGCCGCTGAAGTAGTAGCCGTAGTAGATACTGTATCAGAAGGCCCAACATCATTATATGCGGTTACTTTAAATGTATAATTTGTTATGCCTATCTGTAAATTTGTTATAGTATATGATACATCAGTTATATAAGGAGTTTCTTTTGTTAGCGAAATATCGTTTGTAGGATAATAAGTGACTGTATATTTTAATGAAGATCCTGTAGAAGGAGTATTCGCAGCTGGTGCAGGAGCTGTCCAAGAAACTGTAGCTTGTCTATCTCCAGGCGTAACAATAAGTCCAGTTGGAGGAGTTTGTTTCAAAAATTGTTTGCTGTTATTTGTAAAATTAGTTAAAGGTGCAGTAGTTGAAAACCCAGATTTTCCAGATAAAAAATAAGCGGTATCATTTGCAGACGAAAAGT